AGTGCTGCGGTTTCCATAGCGCTCTTAAACTTCGCTATGTTTGCTGCTGAAAGTATCATGCTGCCCTTGATGTACAGCCCTGTTAGCTGTGCAACGCGACCAAGAACTCCAAAAGCCGCTCGTGCAGCATGGATCATTGCCAACATTTTGTAGACTTCTCCAACAAGTGGTATTGCCAAGAACCCGGTTAGCACGTCCATGGCTTTTGAAAGAATACCAAAGAATACTTGCACGCTGCCAGACTCGATGAACGCCGCGGTCATCTTTAGGAAGCTTTCTATAGCTTTAGCAAAGGTCTCACCACCTTTGATTAGCTCTGGCATCTTGTCAAGAATTGCGTCAATTCCTGATCCAACTCGTTTCATCGATCCTTCAAATGATTCATCACCACCAGCACGAAGGATTGCTGCAACAATCCTCCCAAGAATGCTAAGAATCTCTTGAAAGCCGGCCCAAGCAACTTGAAAATACTCTTGTAGCTTTCCACTGGCAAGGTGCTTTGCTGTAAAGTCTTCAAACCTCTGCGACAGATCAATGAACCAGTCCATCATTGTTTGGCCTGCGCCACCCTGGCCTGAAATAGCTCTACCAATGTTCATAAACGCGCCGACAATGTTTCCAAGAATTGTGCCAAAGTCGGCGGCAATCTCACCAGACCTGTTGAACATGTCTGTTAGTCCGCTGATGTTTCCTTCAGCGTCCTTTGCCCAGCCGCCAGTGAGTGCGACAATCCAGTCAGTAAACTTGCGAATAAGTGGATCAGCAGCAACAAGAAGCGCAGAGATCAGTCTTGTAATGTTTCCAAGTACTTTACCTGTGTTTTCAAGAACATAGTTGTTTGTATCCATGTTCTTGCCAATGTTCTGAATTGCGGTAGGGCTAGTGATTGCTGCTGCAAAATCTTTTGAAGCTTTACCGAGAGCAATGCCAGTCTCTCTTAGCTTTGTTTCAATAGTTGGGAAAAGCTTAGTAACAACTAAACTAATTGCATCTTGCAATGCTGGAAGAAGACCTTCGCTAACTGCGAGCTTGAGCTTGTCAATTTGCGGCTTAAGTCCGGCAATGAACTTAGCAAATTCAATTTGAAATTCGTTTAGGCCAGCAAATGGGTCTTGTCCGCCGCCGCCTTTTCCAGCCTTTGCGTCTTTGACTTCTTTATCTGCAAGAAGCTTATCATCAGCCGCTCTGTTTAAGTCTCTTCTAGCCGCCGTTTCAGCCTCGATAGCGTCTAGAACAGTCCTTGAGTTTGCGACTTGTTGCTCAGTACTCCACTGACCATTGTTAGTTGCTTTATTGAGATCTTTGTTAAGCTCTTGCACGCTAGTTCGTGATCTGCGTAAGTTAAGATCAGCTTCAGCAAACGCAAGTTCGGCTTCGCGGCGGGCACGGTTATTTGGTGGAAGGTCCTGTACACGAAGCAAAGCTTCACGAGCTTTTTCAAGTTCAATTACCGCGCGCTTTTCACTGATGACAGCGTCTTCGCTGTCGTATTTAAGTTTTTTGAGCGCTCTATCTGCTTCTTCGTACGCATCTGTGACAGCCCTCTGCGCCTTTTCAAGTCGCAATTGGCTATCAAGCCAACGATCAGTTGCGTCACGGGCAGCGCGAAGCAATTGCGGCATTCTGTCAACACCACCACCAGGCTTTGTTATCGCACCAATTGCTTTTCCAATACCACTAAACGCGAGCTTGAATGCTGCCATGCCCTGGATAAAAGCAGAGATAACACCGCCAAGAACTATGAAAGATGGCGCGGCGGCAGCGGCTTGAAACGCCATGACAGAAAGACCCGCAGCAGCTGAGCCAAGGGCAGGAGCGAGTAGTCCAACAGCACCCTGCAACTTATAACCAGACTTAATTAACTCATTGATTGCTTTGTATGTTTCTACCGCGTCTTGCTCAACTCGTGTAAACCCACTTGAAGAGCCTTTGCTAAAACTTCTACCAAGCGTGGAACCAAGCTTTGAGAACCGCGACTCAAGGCCATCAATGATGTCTTCAATATCGTCTTTAAATCCAGTTGTAATTGCATTAACAACGATGTAGGCACTACCGACTACGGCCATATGTCTTCACCTCCTTCCATCATAGTGTCTACGTCTATTCTAAAACATCTACAACTACCTGAGTGGGGCATCTAATGCGCGGCCAAACGGTAGTGGTGAGTTTTCATCTGGAAGTGACGCTGAAATATAAGGCTTTGTTTCTCCAGAGCGAGCAAACGGATCTACTGGCATTGGAATGTCATCATCGTCTGCAAGAGGAGGCTCGATATTGCGCGTAGACGACGAGCTATTAGTAGCGTACTTGTACTCTGTGTTGTACAGTTCTCTGTAGATTACTTGCCTAAACTTGCCCTTCGCCTCGAGCGCTTCACCAGACGCAGCGTTCAACGAATCTTCTTCAAATAAGAAATGAAGAAAATCAACCGCGTCAGCGGCGTCTAATTGTCGGATATCAACACCAAGGGAAATTGCCTTGCCGTTGACATACGGCCAGAGATCAACTGCCCAAGCTAGGAAGCTGCTGGCGGCTGCGTAGGGCGGTCAGAGTACTGCTCCACCAACCAAGCAACAATGTTGCTCAACTGCTCAACTTCAACAATCTTGTCATCGCTCTGTACTAGCGCGTCAAATCGTTCGTAGCTTTCTGCAATAAGAACAAGCTTAAAGAACTTGTTGATGATTGCAGCTGCCTCACCTGGATTGTCTTGCGCTGACGACGCAGCGACAAGGTCAAGAAGAACTTTTCCTTGCATCTTTGGCTTGCATGAAAAGTCTTCTCCATGAAGCTTAAATGAAAGTGGCTCTGCTGGTTTGTCTTGATCTCCAGCGCCAAAATCTTTGAATCTTGCCATATGTGTTTTCTCCGTATGTTTGTGTTATCTGTCGTTATTACTTTACCATGTACAAAAAGGTAGTTAGGTACCTATTCGGTCTGGTTCCCGGGTGCGCTACTTGTCGCGAGTAAACTATTCTTCCTCTAGAGGAAAACCTAAGAAGTCCTCCACTGTCTGCTCTAATAATGTGTGGACGCGTACCTTCGTGGTGCATGTACGCATATGACAATGGCGAACCGATTGTCATCTTTTGGCCAGTTGGAGTTGGCTCTTGTGACATATTGATAGATGCTGCTAGCGCACCTGTTCTTTTTCCAACCTTCATCTTTGCAGCCGCAGTAATTCGTAAACCACGGCCAAACATGTGACGACCAACGTCGCCAGTTGGATCTTTTAATAGACGAAATAAGGCTGGTTCGTTCCAAACAATGTAGTGTGCCATTACGGTATCGCCATCGTAAGTTGCATCGTGACAAGTTGAAACCCGCCTTCTGGAGGTGGAATGTCAACAGTTGCGATTGTACCTACACCAAAAGTACCTGGTTCCCACTGGTCAAGTACGTTAATTGACTGCATAAGAACCCAGGCGTCTATTGCCGAAATTTCAGCGCCTTCTGAGATCTTTTCAGCAGACGGTGGACGACCGTTCACTCCAACTACTGGTATCTCTCGAGCGATCAATATAGTCATAACTGCGCTTCTAGGCATGTTGCACTTTTGCGGAGCAGAAGCTTGGTCTCCTGGAGCACCCAAGTAAATCTGAACTAAAGATACAGAAAGTTGTTCACAATCAATTGCGACCTGTCCGACGTTCCAGTACCGCCTATTTGGCAGTGGAACATTGTGAGACTCAAAGATTGACACAACGCTGTCAAGAACATTTTGAAGTAAGTTCTTTACATTAAGAGCATCGTCTGAAACGTCTGCGATAGATGTGATTGCCATGGCTAGTCGCCAATCGTAACAATTGGATTTAACTGAGGTGTTGACATGTTGATTCTCAGGTTTCCAGATGCTACATAGACAGTCTCAATTTGACCTTCGTATTCAATGCTCGGCCGCGATGCGTACATATCCCACGTGCCTGGGTCAACAAGACCAACTATCGCAAGGGCGTCTTCGTATTGGACATTGATTTGAACAGAGTTGTCGTCCTCGAGTAGTAGTACTGATCCTTCACCAAGGTCACGAGACTTTACGTTTGCCCAGTCATTGATAGTTACTCGTGGTATCCAACCAGTTCCATCAAGCAACCACCACGCGTTGAGGTAGTCGTAGGTGATTGCAACTGAACCGTAGCTTCCATTCACAATTGTGATGTCTTGAATTGACTTAACGAGCTTGTCATCTTTTGGTGTAAGCCTTCGTGCGCGGGCGAGGTCAGGACTAAATACTCGGGCGCGGTTCTTTGCATTGTCTGGGTTTACTGACTTTAAGAACAAGTCAACAAAGTAGATGCCAGTACGGCCTTGAGCAACAAACTCTTGTGGGTCAAGAATTGTGTAAGAAACACCTTGACGTGCAATACTCGTTACGCGCTGTGGAAGCTCGCAATCTTCTCCAGACCACATCTTGCAGAACTCAATAGCAAGCATTCGTGCGGCCATCTTTCCCATTGCTGGGGCCTCAACACCATACGTGTATGTAACTTCAACGTTGCATGGTCTCCATGGGACACCACGAACTGGTTGAATAACAGAATGGTCTGAAAGGTAGTAATAGTTCGGGTTAATGATCTCGCCGAGGTGATCACGAATTGCGTGAACTTTTGTCACTGGCTTTCCGCGCAAACGAAGTCGTGAACCTGTTGTAATTCCATCAGACGCTGTTTCATAAAAGTCATAGGCAGTCAGTGGAATGTTCTGCACGTCGCCATTGACGAGTGCTGCAGTAGTTGTTCCCCGAGCAAGGCCGTAGTTGTGTCCGCGCGTTGCGCAGACATATCGCTCTGTTACCGTCGTTGCGCCACTGTACTTTCGTCCCGACAATTGGAAAAGAAGCTGCGATGCTACTTTTGCTGCGTCGTACGAGAACTCTGAGTCTGAGTAGCTGCCAAGATCTGAAGTGCTTACCCAGAGGTTTGTCATCAAAGTTCCTTGTCTATTCAGTGCTCGTAAGTGAGCGTGGCGCGTAAGTACATACTACTACGAGCGCCACGCTCAGATTACGTGAATTACGCTGTTGGATCCTCCGAGGAAGCGATGATGAAGTCAATTGCTTCGTCAGCGTTGTATTCGGTGTTACCAGGTACGTTGTACTCAGTTGTTGAACCCTGCGACGTAAAGTCAGTAACTGCCCAGCTATTTGCAAGAACAACTGCCGTACCAGTTTCTACGCCAGATGTAATTGTTCCGCTTGTTGCCGTGGTGTACGTGAACGTTGTAGTGGTTGGTACCCCTGTGATTGTATACGTACCGTTAAGAGCGGCCGCGTTAGTTACTGCAGTGACTGTCACGCTGTCTCCTACACGGAAACCGTGCGCTGTTGACGTTGTAAGTGTAGCCGTTGTTGTGGAGCGAGCAGCGTTCGAGATCGTCTTTGAAAGATCTCCGTGCCATTCGTAGAAGCCCTTGCGACCAGTTGGTGCCCACGAAGCACGAGCGTACGAGTACGGACGCTCTGTTGCCAATGGGAATTCCCAACGCTCATCAAGGCCGTCACCAAACAACGAGTTGCCGATGCTGTAGCCTTCAAATGTGCTTGCGAGCATTCCGTTCTCAATCACGCGGTCACCAGACTGACGCATACGGCAGTATGGGAAGACCCAGTGGAAGTAAGGAAGTGTTGCTGCGCGCTTGCCGTCCTTAACTGCGAATGACCAACACTCAATTGCAACACCGTTGCCGGCTGGGTCGTCACCAATACCTGGCGATGACCAACCGATGCTCTTTCGGTCAGGTGAAGCGAATGTTCCGAGGTTCTTGCGAAGCAAGAGACCACCAGACATAAGCTCTGTCAATTCAGGATCTGGTTCGCAAATAGCAAGTTCCATTGTCACACGCTTGAGTGTGTCTGGTGCCTTGTATGAAACGCAGATTGTTCCGTTTGCCGACTTCTCAACGATTTCATCGCCTTCTTCGTATTCAGGTGTGAACGAGATACGCATGAATGCGCTGGTCGTGTAACTGTCGCCAGGATTGTTGAGCAAGTTGCCAGCTGCATCAAGACGCGTGACGCGAATTGAAACACCTTGAATACTTGCTGCGTAGTCTTGGGTTGCCATGTTTTTATTTTCTCCTTAGGGATTAGACTGTCAGGTCTACTCTGACTGCTAGATGAATTGTTGTATCAAAGTAAACCGCCGCTGGGCGAATTGCCTTGAGCTTCATGTCGTTTTGGTTTCCGCTGACATCGTACGCTTGGCCGTTGCTGTCGTTTACAACATCAACTTTTCCAACGTATGTATGCACTGATCCAGTGCCATACATCCATTTGTTTCCGTCAGTTGCAGTTGCACCAGTTGCACCCGTTGGTCCAGTGCCCGAATATCCAGATCCAACGATGATTGGTGTTCCAGATATTGTCTCAAGACGGCCATCAGCCGTATGAAAAATCATGTAGCTGCTAGACAAAAGCGCTGCTGTGTCGCGTGTCATGTGGATAACACCCTGCTCTCCACAAGGAGATGTTGACCCAATCTTAAAGTCAAGAAGTGCAATTGCCCTAGCCGCGTTAAGTGCTGTTCCACTGTTTAGAATAGTTGCTGTAGCAGCTGACAGTGCAAGGTTGTCGTGCGACTCTCCCTCACGGACTGCGCCGTCCCAGAGTTCTTGCTCTACTGCTTTTTGCGTAACGCCCTTGATTTGTCGCGAAATTCTTTCAAAGCGATCAAGTGCTGTGTAGCCAAATGTTGAAATCTGTTCTTCTACTTCAATAAAAAATGGCTTGATTTGTGTAAATCGTGTTGGGGTTGCGTCTGACGCAATGGACGCTGACGTTGTATCTGTGTCGTCCCAATTCTTAGCTGAGTAAAGACTTGTATCCCACTCTTGTGCGAATGTGCGGATCCATCGGTCCTCGTCAGATAGCGTAGTCCGTGCAGGCTTAGCCACCGAAAACAGACCACAGTCTGCTGGCTCAATTGCAGGTGCGACTACAACTCCATCTTTTGGAAATGCCATTTTTGTTCCTAACTTAAGTTCCGCGTTATATGTTTCTTACTTGTATTGGGGGCACCCATTTCTGGGTACCCCCTCTACGAGTTTTTGCTTTAGCTTCGGTTTAGTACTCGATAGCTGCTGCGGTTGCACCACCTGTGGTGTCACGGAGGGCTGCTGCCACACCGTTTACCGAGATGGTTGAGGTTACAACGAGTGACTCAACGCCAATCTTTGCAATGCCTTCGAATGTTTCTACGAACATCTTGTAGTCGTTGGTTCCAACGAGTGAAGAGTCGCGGATAATTCCGAGGTCCAAGGTGCCACCATCAAGGAACAAGAATGTTCCTTCTGCGAAGATGTACCATGTGAATGTGTCTGAGAACTCGTTGAGTGCTGCGGAGCCAGACTGCGCGCCGTAAACATTCAAGTCGTGTGAGTAAGTGATGTCAACACCGCGTGCTGCGAGGTATCCATCAATTTCTCCAGTTGCATTCATTGTTGCATCACCAGGCATTGCCAATGTGAGGTCGGCAACCATTGCGTCCTTGATCCAAGCTGGAGCGATTACTCGCAACTTCTGATCTGGGGACAAACGGTGACGGCTACGCATTGCAACTGCTGCGCGTCCAACCTGGACGAGGAAGTCACGAGCAACGCCGATGAGGCTTGTTGTCGTAACAGCTGTCGAGCCAGATGTCAACTTGCCAGCGAGGTACTGCTCTGCTTCACGTGCGTGCTGGATAAGAGCAAGTTCGTTGTGACGAGCAATCAACTCTGGATACGCACGTGTCATCAAGTTACCAAATTGCAGTTGCAAAGTAACAGCGTCGGTAGCGACGGTTGTTTCACTTGCTGCTGTAATGGTGAGGCTTGACTTAACGTCTGTGCCAGGGCTTGTGTCTGTTACGTTTGTCCAAACGCCAACTGCGTTGCCGTAATCAGCAAGCACTGGTGGGACGATGTAACGGATACCACCACGGTCTGCTGCAAAGCGTGGAAGCGAGTCGCGGATCGGACGGTCTGTTGTTCCTAGACCGAAGATGTCATACTTGACTTCAAACGGTGCGGAGTGACCACCCGAAGCTACGAGTGCTTCTGGCGATGCAACGGCCTTGATTTTGGCAACGTTGCTGTCGGTGTCCTGTGTAAGAACACGGGACTCTGGGTACTTGGTTGTGATTGAAGCAACGATGTGCTGTTCGCCGTCGCCACCCTTAACACGGCGAAGACCGTGCAAGCGTGAAGCCATAGCTTCTGCAATTTCGTTTGCATCTTTCATTTGTGCACCGGCCGTGTAGCCAGGGATGTCTGCGCCAGCAGTGATTGCTACTGGTGCTGTTTCCTTCTGACTTGGTTGACGGTCGGCTGGAGCTTGGAATTCTACTTCCAAGTTCGTGTTGTCTGCCGCGGCAGTCATGGTTGCCTCCTGGGCTTCCTGCTCTTGTGGAGCATTGATAATTTCTGTTGATGTGCTTGCTTCAGCTTCAACTGGTGCTTCAATAACTGCTTCAGCTACAACTTCTTCCACTACTGCGGCTTCTGTTGTTGCTTCTGGAGCTACTGTTGCTTCAGCTGTTGCTGTTTCTTCTGTGGTTGAAAGTTCAGAACCTTCTACTGCTTCAGCGGATGCTTCCATTGGCATTTCCTTCTTCTCCTCTTCAGGAGCTTCAGGTGCTTCTTCCATTGGCATTTCTGCATCTGGCGCCGGCATTTCCTCTGGCATTTCTTCCATGTCACCTTCGGCTTCACCCTTAACACGCATTGTAGCTTCAGCCGCGCGTGTGGCGAGCTCTTGTGCAAGAGCTTCGCGACGCTTGGATTCACCACGAACTGTGTCAAGCATGTCCGCAAGTTGCGTCATGGCATCTACTGTTTCTGTAGTTGGATCTTGACCCTCAACCGTTTCAAACTCGGTAACGATTTCAGCTTGAAGAGCGACGATTTGATCGTCTGTCAAGTCTCCAATCGTGTCGAGTTGTTGTTTGATACGGTCCACTGTCCCTCCTCCGGGATCAGTCACGATAGACCCACTTTAGGTCTATCTGGGGCTTCTGTCCATGGAGAGGGACTCTGACACGATGTGCAGAGGCACTCACCTATGGAATACATTAACATGATTATAAATGTCTTATGTCAGTAGTCTTAGAAGCTTGCTCATCTCAGATGATACCTCACCTTGAGAGTAAACATCACTTCCAGACTTGTAGCTACGAAGCGACTTTGTCGCCTCGTCTGCGTCTTCTTTTCCGATCTTTGCCTCAACCTTAGTAATCATGTCATCAATAAGATCCCTGAGTACTGGCGGTAGATCGCTAAAGCGAACTTTATCTGTTTGTTTTCCGAAAGGCAGCGGAAGGTTGGAAATCACTGTTCCCAATAGTTTCGCGGCTTCGCGGACGTTTTCAAGCGATGTAGCATCTAAAGCACCGCTGTCTAACCGCGCGATTAGGTCAAGTAAACCTGCGGCGCCGGCAGCGGCGGCGTCGTAGTTTCCAGCATTTACAAGCGCATCTGTTTCTTCAATCTTGTCCATTACGCCTTGAAGACCGCTTTGTCCAAGATTCTGTTTCAACCTTGCAAGTACATCGCGGAACTTTCCTTTGGTATCTCGCGGTTGGTTTACGCCAGAAATGTATTTGTTTCCTCGTGTGGAAACTGCTTCTGGATTTGCCTTAACTTCACTCGCTTCTGTCGGTTCCATCGGTGAGGCCGCTAAAAGCCCCTCCTTGGCCGAGGCCACACGGGCGCGAAGCTCTTCAATTTTCTGAGCGTTGTCAGCCTTGGTGCTTTCCGCGGTTGACTTTGCAGCCGCTACTCGAGCTTGAATGTCTGTAACAACTTCATCGTCAATAAGACCTGCAGTTTTCCACTGCTCTGGGACCAATTCTGACTTTCCAAGCCCACGTGCTTTTTTGATGATGTGGCGACGAACTGCTGCTCGCTTGCCAGGCTTTGAACGACCATACGCTTGAATTGCGTTTTTAAGATCTTCAGTGTTGCGAATTGGATATGAACCATCTGGAAGAGCTTTGCCTTCCTGAGCAAGACGCTCGCGCATCGCCTTTGACATATATCCAAAGGTGTCATAGTCAAACGATGAACGAAGTCTGTTTGAGAGCTCTTCAGCTTTTGCTGCAAGCTCTGGATTTGCTGCTTGACGCTTTTCAAGGCGATCAATACGCGCTGCAAGTTCTTGCATTGGGTCTTCTTTTATCTGAGCAAGTGAAGCAGCACCTGCCGCGACAAGCGCGTAGATCTGACCAGATGCAACACGTGCTCGAGCAATTGGGAATCCTGGCACGTTTACTTGGCAAACTGCAACAAGTTCAAGCGAGCCATTGATTGGTCGCCAGTCGCCCGACGGAGCAGATGCGCGGAGGGCACGGATCTGTTCTGGTGACGCACTTGGACGAAGCGCGCCTGCAACCCAGATACCAAACTGATCTTCACCAGCGTGAACGTCCGCGATAGCAGAACCAGTGTCGTCGTAGTGACGAGCAGCTTCAAGCGCACTTGCCTCAAGCGACGCGTGTCCACCTGCAAGTGTCAACTGACCGACTGTGTAGTCTTTGCCATCGTCAGCGCGAACAACACCAGTGTGGAAGTACGCATAGCCTGTGCGACTCTTTGGTGCACGTGTTCCAGACCGCATACCAATGTGGTCGGTCTTCCACGAAGCGACGTGGCCAAATACACGGCCATCATCATCAACTGTCAGTGGCGTAGGGCCAGACAATTCTGGGTTTGCAAACCATTGAGCAGGTGGAACTGTTGGGATCGCGCCTGCGATCATTCCACAAGCCAGAAGCGCTGCCGCCTCGATTGATGCAACGCCGTCGCCGTCTTCAATATAGACGCCGTCTGGTAGATTTTCCATTGGTTCCTCCTGCATATCTTCAGTTTGTACAGTATCCTCCAAATAGATCTTGCATTCTTCAAATGCAGGCTTTGGAACGATTGTTACTGCCATTACTCGTGATTTTGTAATTGTGATCTTATCTCCGCCAATTTTCTTGGCTTTCATTTCATCTGTGTCGTCGCCTGCCTCGTCTTTAGCATCTTCGCTCGCCTCAAACTTGTCAAGGTCTGCTGAAACGCCTCGGATAAATCCATCGCGAACCATACGTTCTGCTTCTTTACCATACGCGCTGGTGTCAAAAACGCCATGTGCGTTTCCGATTCCTCCATCAACTCTTTCCATATGGTCAATGCGACCAACAACTACTGAGCCAGAGTGGCCGTCAGCTGTCTTGATTTGCCAAAGTAGCGGAAGAGGTAACTCACGGACTGTGATTGCACCTTTCTTAAACTTTCGGCCGTCGCCAGACTCTGTTTCTTCTGGAATAACCAAAGGAATTCTAAACTTTGCGCCGTAGCTAGGCGTGTCAATTGATGCCATAAGAACTCTATCCTTTGCCTCTTGCATTCCAGCCTGTGCAAACAGCATCTCAAAGATCTCTTGTTCATCTCTAATTGCGTCGCCACTTCCAATGATGTTCTTGTTTTTCTTCCCGACGTTGTACTTGCTGCCTGGCCACACACCAGTCATTTCTTTATGACGAAGTGAGCAGTATCCTTTTGCTCGAGGACCCATATACTTCATCAACTGACGATAGCAACGTGTCCAGTCGCCAGGTGTATTCCAACGAATCTTTAGTCCACCTCTGCCAATAGTCCAGTAGCGACGAAGCTTCTCAGCGTTCCCTCTGTTGCGGTCGAGTCCACCCTCAACGCCAACTGCAACAAGCGCACTGTCAGAATTTGCAGAAAAATCTTCAACAGCTTCTTCAACAGAGTTGTATTTCTTTGTTTTCTTCTTTGGAGCTATTGGATAGACCTCGTACACTGGCTCTGCCAATGTAAGTTCTTTTTTGCTGATGCTAACAACGCCATCTGGAATGAGTGCAAATCGGCAGTAGCCACCAGGCTCAACTTCGGCTGCAATAATCTTGCACGATGAGCCGCCTTCATACAAAATGCAATTTGCGCAAGTGACTCCGATATCTTTGATTTCATTTTCAGCAGCCGACTCGTAACCAGCCCATACTCCTGTATCATCGCTGTTGAATTTTCCGTACTTCTGTGTGATCTCAATTAGAGCGTCAGCAAGATCACGTTCTTCTGGAACAATAATTCCAGCGGCAGTGATAGCGTAATGCGCTGATGCTGTCGTTGTTCCATCAACTTGAGATAACACATCCAAGAAATCGTCGCCATGCAGCGGGACAACTGGAGGTGGAGTAGGCGAAGTTAGATCATTCAATATTTTTTGATCTGGAACCCACTTTTTATCAACGCGCTTGAAAATAGAAGGCTGTGTTGAATTTGTACCAGCAGGGACAAGTGAGATTAGATCAAAGACAGCTGCAGGATCGTCTGGCGAAACAATTGCCATGTACATTGGCTGAACGTCTGAAGTATCTGGAGTAAGTGGCTCACCTACACCTTTATCCTTCATTCCAGCTTCTTCAACAACCTCTTTGATTGATTTTTTTGGCTCAACAGAAGCCATAAAGCTTTTTGGGTTGTAGTACAAGTTGTAAATTGGATTTTTCTTAAAGACATCTTTAAACAGCGGGTGTTGGCGAAGATCGCCTTTGAGTTCTTTTGTTCCAGATATTTTTTCGCGCTCGCGCATGTACGAGTCAGCGTAGTTACGGACGCCAGCGCGTATTTCATCGTCTGTTTTTGGCTTTGGTGGAGTGTACATTTCAGCCATACCAGCATCGCGCTGGTCTTTTACCCAAGCTGGGTAGTTGTACATAACCTGTTGAAGTTGATCAGAAGTTAGCGCTGGTAGTGTTCCAGGAATACGAGCGTTTGGCGTTGTCATTGGGGTTCTTGGCATTGCAAGAATTCCAGACGTGTCAAGCGGCATTCCTTCTTGCGGAGCCGATGTAACACTTGGTTGATTTACGTCTTCAACAGCCTGTGTTTGATTGCCAGGCACGCGGATAGACTCACCAGAGTCCATCTTGACTACAACACTTTGTGTTGCGCGATCAATTGACGTGATACTTCCTTGCTTTGAAATATCGCCACCAACTGCAACTCGTGAGCCAGCCTGCGAAAACTTTCCGCTCCTATCGCGAACTTGTTTTTGCGCGTTTGCTGATCGCTCTTTCGGCGTGTACACACCGTCGCCTTGGTCTACAGCACCAGCAGATGCATCGCTGGCTGCCGTGACTGCCATGTCTGGAATTGTCCAGTCAATTTCATCAAGCGCGAGTGAGACAATTTCGGCTTCGTCTGGGTGCAAATCGTAGACACCAATGGCGCCATGCGGATTCTCTTGAAAGTACGCAGAAAGAATTAGCGCGGACTCTGGATCAATTGGGATATGAACCTTCTCAACCCTGTCGTACGGATCGTCTAATGACTTATCGTATGTTGAAATGTCACTGTCAACGTGGCCAAGGTCGTCCCATCCAGCCTCGTCCCATACGTGTACATTTCCACTAAGATCAACCATGTACAGACGGTCAATCGCACCGTGGTCCATGCGAACACGCGCAACGAACTCTGGAGCTTCTGAGTCATTTAGTTCTTGCGCAAGTTTGAATGCACCAAGGTCAGCGAGGTAGTCTTGTTTGATTTCATAGTCGCTGTAGTCATCGTCAGAAACGTACCCATCTGCGCGCATTCCTTTTTTGTTTTCGCGCTCGACAATCTGCTGTGCCCAGCGCCATGCAGCATCGCCGCCCCAAAGAGCCCACGCGATACGACCGGCCGACGGAAAACCATCTTCGCCTGGCTTGTAGCCTTTCCCCCGTTTGTCAACTTCGTGGCGTGGAAAGTACTTTGCAATGTGACGAACTTTTTTGATACCAATCTGTCCGCCGTTTGCAAGAATCCGTGCGCTGTTTACGCCAACAGGCGTTCCACCACGTTTATGCTCTTTGCGCCACTCAAGACCGCGCTTGGCCTCTTCTTGTGCTGCCTTGGGGATCGTGTACATTCTTCCAGAAGCGGTGATTGTACTAATGCTTAGGTCTGCGAGTGCTCCAGACGCAAGTTCTGAAACTACAGCAGGTGCTTCTGTTGTTGGCGTTTCCCATGGTTGGATGTGCGACAACGCACTAAAGTGGCCGACTTCATCAACCATATTTGTTGTTGAGTCAACAACAACGGCCATATTGCCATCAGTAAAGAGGAAGTAGCTTCCACGAACGCCAGAGAAATTGATCATTGATTAGACACCTCTGTTAGATTGTACTTTATCTTTTACAGGGCCACCAGCGACCCAGGCGTCACATGTCCGCGAAGCAGCGCATTTAAAGTCAAAAGCTTCGCAATATCCAAGCTCTGCAACATCAATTGCGTCCCAAGCATTTTGCTCACCTGAACCGCCTTGTTCAAGGCCAGCAGCGATACAACGCCGCATTTCATTGGTAATTATGAATACCGCGCAGTTTCCACAGAGACTCTGCGTCGCCTCATCAACTGGAACGGACCACATATCAGCCTTCTCTTGCCAGAACTCGTCGTTTGGAAGTGCTGGATTTAGAGGCCCATAACCTGCGGAATCAATTGCTTTTTGTCTGTTCTTTAGATTCAAAGAAATGTCACTAGTTGCTGGTGGGCATTCTTTTGGAGGCGGCACTGCCGCGGCGGCTGCGATGGCAGTTGCGGTGTTTTCGCTTAGCTCATACGGAACTTTAGCGCCTGTAGCTGCGATTGCGTCATAATAGCGAATGAAATCAACGCCAACTTGGTAGTCGTAGAGATCCTGGTCTTCAACATCTTTAAAAAACATGCCATTTAGCGGAACCCAATTGCCATTGTCTCGCACTAAAGTTCTCTTCTTCTCGTCACTTGCGAAGATTAGATAGCCGACGTACTCCTCACGATCAACCATTGCGTAGAGCTCGTCGTTTTCTCCAAGCTCAGTCGGCCAAATACCAATGTTTATTTCATTTTTTGCCATATTCCCTACGCTCGTTCCTGCGCCAGCTTCTTATCAGAAGGCCGTGGTGCTCTAATCATATACTGTGTTCCGTTACTTGAGAACTTCATCTCGTTTGTTTCTGGATCTACTACAAGTGAAGTACCTTTGTCGAGTAAGTACTGTCCAACTCCTTCTCGATCTGTTTCAACCATGACGTATGTCTGAACTACGTTCATATTCTCATCAACAGTTGGTTCAACACCGACATAGTAGACAGGACGAATGACGCCTTCAGTGTCTCCATCAATGGTCTCAATTACTGCCTTGCCCATGTCATCTAGGCTAATGTAGTTTTTGTAGACCATGAATTCATCGTAATCTACCTTGCTCAATTTTCGTGAATCCTTTCTCTTATTTCCAGCTGAAATTAGAGGTTTATCTGGACTAAGGGAGAGAATCTTATTCCTAATCATAAGTAGATTTTCTGAAATTACACTGCGAAGTGACCGGCCGTTACTGTCAACAACGTCTCCGATGTCCGACATGAATAGGCTAAATAGCCTACTAAATTGGCCAGAATACATAGCAACCTTTTCATCGTTATCTTTGCCTGCTCTTGTTGCTTTTAGAATAGATTCAATGTATTTAGTGTACGACTCAAATGTATTTTGCGACTTATTATTCACTGGAAGGCCAGCTTCTTTTTGGCCAGCAACAGTTATCGCCGTACCACTAAACGAAAGCCATTCTGGATCCATTTCTTCATATTCATTGTAGTCTTTGACTGACACTCTTCCACTGAAAGGAAGAATGGAGTGAACTTTGCTATCGTCTGTGATAACGCCAAGCACGTCGTTAGTCCAGTCAGAATCCATGAATGAGACAGTAGCGCCTCCGCTGCTCTGCGCAAGTATCTCTGGCTCAAGTGCGTACATCGCTCCGTTTGGATGTAACACGTAAAGACGAGGCAAAGTCAGGCCGTTGTTCAACGCTACGTCAGATCGGTCAGACTTCTTCACTGTCCCAGCAGCGTCCCAGCCAGCCGCAATAACTTTTGAATCTTTTGGAAGGTAACCGTACGTGTGTGCCGCGCCTGACATCAGCAAGAGTGCTTGTACTTCGCCAAGAGTCAGCGCGTTGACATTGCCTCCTACAGACTCGACTGCAGAAGTAACTTCTGGTTCAACACTTTTTGTATTCTTTGTCTGGCCTTTTTCCTTAAGTGCACCAGAGTTGACAATGACGTCTGCAATTGGAGTTCCATTTATTTCAGATATTCCCATGTCATCGAGCATTTCCATAACTCGACCATAAAACTGTGGTGGAAGTTCAACTATGTTTCCAGGAGCAATTACATCAATACCGTGCTTGAGCATTGTTTCGTATCCACCAGGCGCTGAGTTGCTAATTGAGTTTGCTCCGATGATTCTCTGACCGTACTTATCGTTTCTATTGGCATAGAGGTCAGTTCTTGAATACACATTCTTAGGATCTATCCATATTTTTACATCGTTGTCGTACTTGATTAGAGAGTGGCCTTCGTTGAATTTATAACCGTGCGGGCTGAGATAGATGTAATCTGCTCCGCCTGTGGCCATGTCCTGATTTTCTGACATTCCAGAGTATGGCAGTCCTTCATTAAACCTATTTACAGTTGAAATAAGTCCTTTAGTAACTAGGTTAACAACTGTCTTAGCTACTTCATCAATTATTGGTTTTTCTGGGCCAGAGAAAGGATTACCAAAGTAGCTTCCAGCCGGCTTTACAAATCCTGAGCCTTCACTACCGTACTTAGTATTTACTTTTTTAATGATGTGGTGAATTGACACCATGTGCATAAACACTTCTGTGCCTGTCTCGCTGGCAATTTGTTCTGCAACACCTTCTGGAAGTACGTAGTTGATACGTCCGTGTTTCCCAGGTACAAGATTGACATTATCTACTGTAACTCCGTAGTCTTCTTTGATTTTCTGGAGCATTGAAGCGCGTAACGCCTGCGAACTAACATTGTTAGCAGGATCGTTTTCGTTAGAAAATAGCGATAACAACTTGTTTTCAATGACAATGTCAATGTCATCTGACGAAGCGCTAGTGACGTCATTTACTCCTGCTGTCTTCATTGCTTCAGAAATGTCGTCTAATGTTGCATCAATTGGAAGATCTATCACGACTTGACCGTGGAATGCAGCAGGGGCGTCGTCGTACGTGCTGTTGGCTATTTGAGCGGTGCCTTTTATCTTTTGCGCAGAAGTTATTGTAATGCTTGCTTTTGCATTGTTGTCCTCCGCGTCATACACCCACTCTGTGCCTCGACCAAATCCTCGGCCTTCTTCGTCTACTACAATGTCTCCAGTGTCAGTGAGCTGCGTGCGCTTTAGCAATGGAGTTGCCTCTGACCATTTGCCGGCGTCACTAGTTTTGAGTGCCTTAGCATCTTGCAGTTTTGTTTCTTGTGCAAGCATTGCCCACGGCGTAAGCTTAAATCGTAGTCTAAGTTTTCTCTCGCCGTCTGGGGTAATGATTGTTGACGCGTGAACATCAAGATCTTCAATGTCAGTGCTGTCAACAAGCGCGGACTTTCCAAGAAGTCCGTCATCTTCTCTCTTTGCAACGGCGTACTCAACAATCTCTGAAAGAGACGGAACTCCATCAACGTAACTTCTAGTAAGCGGGAATTTTTCTGGCGATTTTTCAACTTTAGGACGGCCTGATGGGCTAATTCCAGATTTTTCAAGCCTTTCTTGTTTTCCTTTATTAAATCCATCAACAAATACATCTGCTGACCTTGAAGAATAAAATTGTATTGCATCAAACAGTTGTCTAGCTGTCTCGTCAATAAACTTTTTGTCACGTTCGGCCATGTCTGAACGCCAGTCTTCCGATGCGGACCTCTGAAGAATTCCACGGTAGCTCGCTATTAGCTGCCTAACACGGTCAAATGCCGTGTAATCTAGGTCGTCAAACCGTCGCATATCGCCTTCAAAATCTCGAAGCATCTCGTATTCTTCTGATTCTTTTTTATTATTAAGTTCATAAAAGGCTAACGTGTTTGTAAGCGCGCTCTTTGCTGACTCAAACATAGCGCCTGCCTGACGTGTTTCGTCATCGTCTGGGCTTGAGTTGTCTTCAAGACTCTTTGCAAATAGATCAAACGCGGGATCAAAACCTCTAAGAGCTTCGTCCATGTTTGCGTACATGTCTTTAGCTTCTACCTCGACGCTGCTTTCAGTAATTGTTTTGATTTGCTTAACGACAGAATCAATGTTCTTTTGATGCTGCTCTTGTCCGCCGCCGTACCCTGTAACAGTTCCAGGCATGCTTTCGTTTACCTGCTCAAAAAGATACTCAAGATTGCCCTGACCTTCACTGTCAACTTCTACGAGATCTTTTCTCTTGAGAGCATCTGGGAATTGGCCATTTAACCATTCTGCGACTGCGCGTAGTTCTGGAGAATTATGATACTCGCTAATAGCTTGTTCAGTAAGTCCCTTGTTGAACCAGCCATTGACTGGCGATATTCCAAAAATTGGATACCACTTTCCTGCGTCAACATTCTTTTTTCCGCCGGCGCCTGTGCTCATGTAGAACGGAACTTTTACTCCGTTGATGCCTATCATGACGATTGGACGGCCGGCATACTTAAACATGTATGAAGACTGAACATTGCCTTTTTCATCAACTGGAACAACTGTCTGTGCAGCAGTAACAACTATTCCTGGAATTACTCTTGGCAATTCTGAACTAATGTTAGTCAGTGTCCAAGTTTCATTTGATCCCTGCTCTTTATTTTCTGCAGGAACTACCTCTGGTTTAGATGTAATGTCTGGTTCTATATTTGGAATTCCAAGTTCTAACAGATTCATCGGCTTTGGATCTTGGCCTACGATTTCAACAAAAGTTACTGGAACATTTCCAAGATACTCATGTTTTTCGTTTCCTTTTCCGACAACACGGAATTTAGTTCCTCTTTGAAGAACAAACTCGAGCTCGTCTTTTTCGTCTTTAGCAGCGTCAATGTAAATGCCACGTGTGCCTGCTGGAGCAACCATCTTTAGCAAACCTTTATTTTCATCAGCAATATTTAGTATAAACATTGCCTTGTCTTTATCAAGACTTGTTGAAGAGAATCCTTCATTTACGAATTCATCACCTACATTAAGCTCGTTGATCGCTCTTCCAACTCCACCATAGCCTTTTACGGCCCTGTATAGAAGCGTATCTTCGCTAAGAGGATCAACTTTGTTAATCGCATCTGTAATATCGGTGATAATTCCTACGTACTCTGCAAGTTGGAATTCATCTTCAAATCCGTCAGCGGCCCGCTCTTGATCCTTAGGGTCAGGTGACACCATCTGAGAAGCTGTGATGTTTACGCTTGCCGACTCGTCTTGGTACACATCAATGGCACCGAGGAATCCTTTTGCAGGTTCGCCTTGACTCTTATATTCTTCTACAAGACGTTTGTGCGTTGATAGCTTTTTCTGACTCTTTTCAGCGCTTCTTATTGCGGCTTCTTTTTTGGCGTCAGCTTCCTCATCGTCAGCGTTGTCATTTTGCTTTTCTTCTACTTCAGAAAAGATTACAGCGGCAGAGTCTTGAAACGCGCTATGAAGTTTTCCATCGCTGCCCATCTTCATAATTTCGTCAGCAGTAAACCAGCCAACTTCAGAGTTCTCTCCATCTTTAGGAGACAGGTCCCCAAGTTCTCCTGGCCCTACTTCAAACACAACTGTCTCGTACGACCAATCTGGCGATGGTTTACCACTATGAATAAAGACTGGGCTAAGTCCGCTAATGTCACCGCCGACTTCTTCCATAAATTCTTCTTTGGCAGTTGCAGTTGGAGTGTCTGCCATTTTCTTATTTGTATGCGCTCCGCCTGGGAACCCCCACTTGCCTCCGCCACTTGAAAGATTGCTCGAGCGCTTAGCGAGGAAGTACTCGTAGTTTCCATCTTTATTCTTGCGGCGGACAAGCGCGCCTTCTGCACCAAACCTACCCCAGTACCGCTTTCCATCTGATGCAAAGTAGTAACCTTCACCAGTTTCTTGATCGTTTCCACCGCCAAGAGGCGCGAAGAATGGAAGGTTTGGAGGAGTTAAAGTCCCGTTGCGCAGAAGTTGAACGTCTGAGCTAGAGATGTTTTCTGCATAGTAGACGCCGTCATCTCCCTTACTAATGGTGTAATCATTCCATTTGCTTGTTGGAGCTTCAGAAACTGGAGCCCCTGACGGGGCATCAGCTTTTGGGAGGTCGCCGCCAGACTGTTCGCCACCTTCAGGATAGATAGGAGTCCAAACTTCAAGTGTTGGAACATCAAATGTTGGGAATCCTTTTTGTTCACGAATTGCATTGATCTGGTTGATCAGTCGTGCATTGCGCTCTTTTGAAGCAAGAACAAGAGCTCGAAGTGGAGCTTCGTATTTTGTTCCCTTAAATGCTTCAGCAAGCCAGGTTGCATGACCAAATGCTATAGGCGTTGTTCCCTTGATGATGTCTGGAATTGTAATCCATCGCGCTCCAGTAGCATCATCTCCTGCTGCAAGAGGAGTGTCCCTTGGAACTTCGTAAGCAACTGCGCCGACGTAGGCTCCCTTGTACGCTCGTGGATCCCAGTCGTTTGCGTCAACCTCGCCGAGGAACGTGCGACTGGTGGCTTGGTCGGACGAGATCCCAACTTCTTCCATCATCTCACGATCTGCTGCTGCTCCAAACGACTCACCTGCGTCTCTAAATCCACCAGGGAGCGCGTGCGCTCCCTTGAATGGACCGTGCAAGCGAGAGATCATTAACACCATTGGAGTTCCGTTATCGTCGCTTGTGATGATCACCGCGTCAGAGGCAACGATCTTGCTTTCTTTTGACAGTGAGAACTCATTAGTTGCGTCATCAATATCTTGATCGTCGTAGCTATCGTCAAAGTATGAGCTGATGTTTGCTTTTGTTTTCTTTGATTCACGTACGAGGTCAGCGCTAGGCTTCATCAATGCGAGGCCTGCTGGCATTGGAGGCACAGGTTCTCCGTTTAGCTCTGCCTGACGTGCTGCTGCTTCGTAGTCACGAGCTGCCTTGAGCTTTGCCCAGTCTTTCTTCTGCTTATCTACGATGTCCTGTGGAAGCTTCTTAGACGCTGGAGTTGTTGGAAGATCAATCCATGGATCTGTATCGTCTTCTGGATTAAGAACCGTAAGTGTGCTTGGGTTCATTGACTTACGTGCGACACCTGGGCCCCAGTTGCCTTTCTTAACACTGGCAGGGTCACGTGGGTCAATGTCGTAGCGAATATAAACATTGATCCAATCTTTTTCGTTGTAGCCCTCAACGGTTCCAGAGTAGCCCCACTTATCGCGAACGCGCATTCCAGGAGTGATGAATGTCTTTCCATCACGTGAGTATCCAACAGGACGTCCACTTGGATCAACTGCATCGAGTGGTGGCAGGCTCTTTCCTGTTGGGCGCCAGTAGTACTGGCCAGTAAGAACTTCAACGATACCCTCAAGCATGTCGCGGAAGAAGTTGTTGTCAATTGATGTTGCGCTGTCGGCAGGCTTGTGCGGGAACTTGTCAAGAATTGCATTGAGTTGGGCAAGTGCCTCTTGTTCTGACATTGTTCCTTCGCCAAGTGCTTTGCGAATTTCAGCAACCTGAGCTGCTGCTTCACGAACGCGCTTGCGGTCCGATGCCATCAGTGACGTGTCTTCACCTGTGACAAGTTCAACTGCTTCGTCAAACTCATCAAACTTCTGCTGCAGGTCAGCTGCCTTGTTGGCATCGCTTCTGAACGCTTTATTCTTTTCCTCTGCCGACTGCTGTGCTGTCTTTGGAGCATCTGCATCTGGAAGAACATCGTCTGGAGCCTCTGCAACTCCAGTCGGCATTGCGCCTTGTGGAGCAGCGACGTCATCTGGACGCCACTCTGGATCAAGAGCTTTTGCTGGCGCGGCTTCTGGCGCAGTTGGTTCTGCAGCCTTAGGCGCTGTCTTGCTGATGCGGATCGCATCGGCTGCATCAGCTGCCTGAAGCATAAGACTCTGTAGATCTCCTGCGCCTACTTCTGAATAAGGCTCGAGGAACTCTGCTGCCTCTCGGAACTTCTCCTCGGTGTCAACATACAGTTCACCGCTATAGGCGTACAGCGCGTCTTTAACTGCCTCGCGGAACTTCTTGATGTTCTTCTCATCCTTTGCGCTGCGATCAGCGTAGTCATCAAGAATGTCTTCAGCATCACTGACAGCCTGTTTTACAGACTTAATAATCTGCTCGTTGTTGTCGCCACCTTCTGCTGGTGTTGGTGTTGGTGCTGGTGGCTCTTCAACTCCACCGCCGCCTTCGCCTTCGGTAGTTGGCTCAGGTGTTGGCGCAGAAACTTCTTCTTCTTCTGCTGCTGGAACTTCAGGCTTAACAAAACTGTCAATCCAGTTGAGTGGCCCAAGATCAACCATCTTCTTTGCACGTGTTACTGCAACATATGCGATCTTAAGTTCAGTTGGTTCAGGCATAATGACTTCGCCAGTTACTTTGTCAACTCGAGGGCCCCAGAAGTCGTTCCACATAGTGGCGTAATCCCATTCAAGGCCTTTAGCTTGGTGAACTGTCGTGATCATGACGTCAATAGCGCCGCTATCTACTTCAGTAGGTTCAGCTTTCTTAAGCCCAAGCGCCGTGCTGAGATCGTTAAGCAAATCAAATGTGTCTGCCTCACTCGTAAACGGTGCGTCCCAAGTCTTAGTAACTCCGTTATACTTAAAGCGCTTTGTTTCTTTGATTGCATCTTTATTTCCGTACGTGTTTCCAGAGAGCGAGACATACGAACCTGAGACAGCGTACGTGATTCCTTTGCCAAGTTCACCAGTTGCACCAGGCGCTGTATCGCCAACATCTGCCTGCGTGTCGTCTTCTGACATATCGCGGATTTCGCCAGAGCCCTTGACAAGCTTTAGCTTGTCAATCATTTCACGAATTGCAGGAATTCCTTCAGCGTCAACCATGTCTGCAAAGATTTGAAGCTTTTTGCTGTCAATCAGTTCATCTGCAATTGCTTTTTGAACTTCAGACCATGACTTAAATGGAGCAAGATCCTCATGAAGTTGGCTTGGTTTATTTTGTCCAGTGATCAGATACTCTGCTGTATCTGTAAGACTTACGAGATCTCCTCTGTAATTCTTTGTCACACCAACTACTCGGCCTCGGCCAAGTTGATCGGCAATTGCTGCAAATCCTCCACCATTGGTACGGACGAGAATTGCATTTGTAGTGTCGAGCATCGAGCCAGTAGGCACAACCGTGCCTGGATCTGATCCAGCACCGATAACTCGAAGATCAGTGCCAAGGAGTTGCAGCCACTTGTTTGCTTCTTTTGCGATGTTCTCGCCGAAGCGGAACGACTTGGTCAAAGGCAAACGCTGTACTGCTCTGTCAACTTTTTCTAGTTGGTTTTCTCCACCGCGGAATGCGTAGATCGCTTGGTTGTTGTCTCCAACGTACACAACCTGAAGTGGTTGCTCGCCGATGACTTTTCCAGATACTGGGTTGATGTCCTGAGCTTCGTCAAAGAATATGAAGTTGTTTGCGAACTTTGTTCCAGAGCCAATCTTAGAAAGGTCTGGCTTTGAAAGTGCCCACATCTTTGTAACAACTGTGTTGTTGATCTTTGCATTGCCATTTGGATCTTGGTAGTCGCTCCAAATGTTATTGGCGGTGGCCATCATCCAATTTGGAACGTCACCACTCCATCCAGCTGCGATGAAGTGTTGCTCGCCAATCTCATCGTCGGCACTGATCATAAACTTGTTGACAACTTCTTTGAAGAACTTAGTTGCCTCAAAGAGCGAGACTGTCTCGTCGTTGTTGCCTTGGAACTCAGTGATGCCAAACGCCTCGGCAAATTTCTTGTAATACGCGAGTGGGTTTGACTTCTTCAGGCGCTGCATCTTTTTCTTGACTTCATCAGAAGCCCAGCGGTACGCAATTGCGTCGTTTGTGACGACTTCAATGTTTGTCAGACCAGCTTCAGCAAACTTTCGCTCTGCTTCGAGCTGTGCGCTCTTATTAAATGCAATGTATACACCACGTTCTGTTGGACGCTCTTTCTTTTTGCGCTTTCCAGCTATCAAAAGAGTTGATGTCTTGCCAGTTCCAGCAAGCGCCTCAACAACAACGTCATTGCCAGAAAGAATTGCGTCAAGAATTGCACGCTGTTCTTCTGTTGGCATAAACGGCTCGTCCTTGTACGGATCGTTCGTGTCAACGCCGTCGTACTTAGGATTATCAATTTCTTGAGTATCGGCCATTGATGTTGGCTTAGAGGTACTTCCACCTTCAACGCCTTCTGGATCAATCTCACCGATTGGCAGTGGTGTTGCCTCACGGACCATCTTTTCAACATCAGGTACAGAGCAAGGTCCGTTTGCAGGTCCAACGGCTGCTGTCAGTCCAGAACCACCACAGTTCCAAGCGGCGGCAATTGCTTTAGCAGCAACATATTCAGCGAGGTCTGCTTCGTACTTGGCGTACTCATTTTCGTAGTCAGCAAGTTCTTTTTGTTTAGCCTCAAACGCGCCATCAACATTAAGAAGTGTTGTTGGTGTCGTATCTGGATTTTCAATTGCGCGGTCGAGCATTGCATCGGTGATTTCCCACGACGCTTCAGCGTCTGCGTCCGCACGGTGCCAGTCTGGTAGTTGGACTTGAAGGAAGTCGGCAATTGGTCCAAGACTATTTGATGCACGGCGCTTGCCATCTTTTTCACTTACCTGGCTTGCTCCAAACTTTGTCTTTGAGTTCCACTTAGGCAACGTGCCTTGGGCAAGATCTTTTGAGTCAATTGTTCCAACAATGTTCAGTGACAGCCCGTTTTCACTAAGAACTCGGTTAAGAATTTCAAGATCAAATGGCGTGTACTGCCCACCAAGAATTACATCGCCACCGACGTTTTCGTTGACAAACGCGAGGAACTGCTCGTGCGCTTCCTTCATTGACGGTTGTGTTGCAAGCCATTCTTCTGTTACAGGCGAGCCGTCCATCTGCTTAAGATTCTTAGCTGACCAATCGGAAAGCTCATGCTCTGGATTCATGTATGAGCTAAACCGAGCATTGACCTTTCCATCCAAAGCAACAATTGCGCCGATCTGCACCGGATTGTTCTTTCCGCCTTTTTCTGGACCAGGAAGACCTGTTGATTCGTAGTCAAAGAAGACAATCGGAGTTTTGCGGATAATTGCTGCAGCCTCTTCCCATGTCTTAGCATCTTTGAGAAGCTCGGCCATCTTGCCGTTGAACGCGCCCGGTGAAGGCTTGCGCGGTGCCTTAGGACGGTGCAGTGCTGGCTTGTCGCCCTTAGGTGGAATTGTGCCACCACGAGCAGCAGGAATGATTGTTGTTTCATTCCACTCTTTACGCTGCGACTCGTGTCCTGGGAAGTAGCCTTGTACGCTGACCTTGTTTTTTGGAGTATCTCCATCGCGGAAGATACGCTCGATAACAAACGAGTCATCGCCAATCACATCGCCTGGTTGCAGATCCTGTGCTTCGTAGCCAATGCTATCTGTAAGTGGAATGCGCTCTGCGAACGGATCAACCGTTGTATCCTTAATTCCAAGCTGATCAAGAATGTTTGAACGGCGACGCTTGAGGACGTCCTTGAGCATTTCACGGTCTGTTGGATCTGAAATTACTGAGTCAACAATGTCGTCAATTTGACTTGGTGTGATGTTAAGAAGCTTGCGACCACTCTCGACAATCTGCTCTGGCGTCATTTTTCCGAATACTGAGCCAGCACTTTGGTTTATGTCCCTATCGCGCATCGAGTCAAGTTCACCAACCTCTGGACCAAACCAGTCTTTTGGTTTACCCTGTGCGCGCCACTTCAACGCGCCACCTGGGTCAATTCGGTATGTGTTACCTTGTTCGTCAACAACAATGTTGTCGTAGACAAGACCGATCACATCGTAGTTTGAAAGCCATGCGTCAATTGCAAAACCGTCATGAAGTTGCGATGTAATTGCTTCGTCAGATCGGCTACTTTGAAGAGTTTCAGTGCCAGGAATCATCGGTGTGACAATCCTGTCAGATCCAAATGAGCCAGCGGCTGGGTTGTATGTGCCTGGCTCGCTATCTTTCTGGTCGTCTCGTGTTGCAAGTCCAACTTCTGATGAAGGAATTTCAAAGTGACGATAGAAAGCTGAAGCAAGTGCTTCGTTTTCAGCGTGCGACTGAGACTTTGCTCTCTTTACATAGAACTGACGACCGTTTTCGTCTTCGTAAACGCCGCCTTCGTTTGAACCGCTTTGTCCACCAACTTGTTTCCAGCCTGAGATGTCGCCATAGTATGGAACTGTTGGTGATGCTTGTGCTGGTGCTGGTGCTACCTGCTCTGGAGCAACTTGCTCTGCAGGCTGCGCTTGTTCGGCGGGAGTAGCCCTACGCAAGACAACTTCGTAAACTCGTTCACGAATTGGCTCTACTCTTTCAATTGTAAACGTGCCGTATCCAAAGTATTCTTCTTCGCCAGGAAGCCATGAGTAGTTTCGTGTTCGTACAGCATCAATTTCTCCAGGCGCAAACGAAAAGATGATTTTGGCTTGACCTTCCTTGGATGGAGTGCTGCCGTAGTCTGTTTCGTCTGCCACTTGATCAATTGAAGACATTGATCGTGGATCAATATCAATTGTGTTTCCAACTGTTGTTTGATCTGTAAAGTCTTTTGAATCTGTTTGAACATAGATTCTTCTCTGCAGTTCAACATCATTTGGTATTGCAGACTCAGCGACAAGCCTGTACATTGCTGCGGTTGAAGTGTCTGCAGTAAGGTCGTCTACTCCTTTTGAAATTCGCTGACGGCCTTCGGCAAAGTCTTTGTAATCTCCATACTTCTTAACGATTTCTTTGACAAACACCTCTCTTCCAGCGTCTTCAAAGGTATCGCCAGTGCGCCTAGCAATTTCCTCAACCATTCCTCGGTAAAAATCTGTAATGTCCCAATTGATCCCGCCTGCATCGTTTCCGTCGGCGGCCATCTGGAGACCCCAGAATGCTCGGAACGCCTCTTGCTTTTCTGGATCATCGCTTAGGGCCCAGTCAATGTACTTAGCGATTAGCTTAGCGCCTTGCTCTGGACTTTCAGTCTCAATCGTGTCAACGTCTTCTGAGCTTTCAATTTCCCTAGCAAGTTTGATTATGAACGGATTTGTCTCGTTATGGTTTTTGACAAGTTTAACTGCGTTAGCTGTGTAGTCTGGCGCGCCAAGCATTCCATTTATCTTAGCGGCGTTTGATGAAGTAATCTTTCCATACGGAGTATCTTCAACAACTTTTTGGATATTTTTTGTGGCGTTGTTTGCAGCTGTTTTTTGTTCTGGAGTTTTCGCAAGTCGTGCATACGCTCCAGAAAGAAGAACGCCCTTGTCAAGTCCAGTAAGTTCAAGTGCTTCAAGAAGAGCCTCGACTGGAACGTCTTCCATTCCAGCATCAAACTTAAGACGCGCCATTCCATTGCGCTCGTCGGCGTTCATAAGCCCCTGCGTCATTGACATCGCAAGTTGCGCTGTGTTGAACTTCCTACTCAATACTGCTGGATCGTCAGTGTAGTCACTGCTTTCCTGAGTGGTTCGTCCCTTAGGACGATACACACCGAAGATGTTTGGCTTGTACGCACCGTCTGGAGCAGCAAACATTGAATCAAATGCCTCTTCATCAAATGCTGTAGCTTCGCCCTCGTCAGTGTCACCTTCAAATGTGCCATCGTCTTCTGGCCCAGTAAGCTCACCTGAAACATTTTCAGATCCATCGGCATCGCCGTTGTACCACTTAGCAAATTCTTCTTCGCTTCCTTCTGGAACTGAGAACTCAACTACTGGCCAGCCGCCTCCTTCGCCTTCTGGACTGACGATGTTTACGTCTCCGTCAGGGAATACTTCCTTAAAGCGACCAATGACCTCATCAAGAGTTTCATCTTCAGATGCGACATCAACTGTAAAGCTCGTACCTGCTTCTCCGTTTGGAAGCTCTGTGCTTTGTCCATCTGAAATGCCGTACTCATCTTCAAGTACTTGTGCTTGCTCTTGCTTTTGTGCACGAGACTCGTTGTAAGCCTTTCCAGCTTCATTCAAGCTGCCGTCTGCATCGTAGAACAAGTCAAGTTGACGCTCAAACGAAGGAGCTGTATCTGTAACTTCAGGACGTGCGTCTGGAAGAGGACGCATTGTGCGCGCTTCTTCACCAAGGTAGTCTTCAATTGGGTTGCCGTCAATTGTTGGCATAACTGGAGCAGCGATCTTGCTTGCGAGCCAGTCGGCTTCTTGCTTTCCATTGAGCTTTTCAAATGCGCGGCCCTTAACAAACTTGCCAACTGCGCTGCCGATTGATTCGGCCTTTCCAATTGCATCAACGTCAGCCGGGTTGACATTTGGATAGAGGTACGTTCCTCCACCCTTTCCATCGCGAGACTTAAACTTGATGAGCAATTCGCCAGTAGCTGGGTCAAACGACATCTCTTCAACTGATGAACTTGCTGATGTCTTGATCCTACGGAATGTTTGTTGACCTTCAGGTGCTGAAGGCTGCTGAGCTCCACCTGGCCATGCTGCATCAACAAGACGGTCAAGTTCGTCCTGCGGCATATTGACGATGTCATCTACCTTGACATTTGTGTCAGGTGCAGGCTTATTTATCTTGTCAATGGTGAACGTGCGATCTTCACCGTCGGTCTTGCTGAAACCTTTAAGTTGCTTTTTGCCAGCTTTGTTTTCAATGATTTGCTCTGGTGTAACTACGCGCAGTTTGTCATTGAAGTCAAAAGCGACGTCTTTCTTTTCTTCGATTGACTTCTCAATGATTGCTGGAAGATCTGCCGTAGGCGTGTTGCGCATGTCATTTGCTGCGTCAACAAGACGTTGGATCTCTGGTGAGATCTCTGGTGGTTCAGCAAACAGTGTTGGCTGACTCTCGTCTCGTAAAAGCTGGATCTTGGGTGGTTCCCCTGGAATCAGTCTCCCGTCAGGTCCAATCCTGAAATCCCCGTCGGGCAAATTCGTCCACTTGGGTGGTTCCCCTGGAATCAGTCTCCCGTCAGGTCCAATCCTGTACTCCTCGTCGGGCAAATTCGTCCAGGGCAAAGGCTCGCCAAGGCTCGGGTCAATAATCCGTTTTCCGTCAGGTCCAAGCTTGTAAATATCGTATGGCGGCTCGACCAGTTTCGGGTCAATAATCCGTTTTCCGTCAGGTCCAAGCTTGTAAATATCGTATGGCGGATCATAGATAGCTGATGTGTAGTCGGATCGCAGCTCTGGATACTCGTCAAAGTCTGGCATTGGACCGCTGTATCGCCATTCACCGCCTACTGGTGGAATGCCAAATGGTACAAATGTCCAATTGTCAGGGTCATCGAGCTGTTCTCGGAATCTTTCTCGCTGCCTCTTTAGTTTCTCTTGACGCCTTGCTTCTCTTTCAACACTGCGCTCATCTTTACCAAAGCGTTCGTCTAAGAAATCTTTAAACTTCTCGTCTTCAAAAAATGTATCTTTAGGAGGCATTGACGTAATGCCTGGAGCTTCAGATGGCGCAACAATCTTGTCCCAAGCGAAGTTCTTGCTTGTTCCGTCAGAGTCTGTTGCCTTTAGGTTTGTACGACCTGTTTGACCATTTTGCCAAACACTTTTTGGAGTAACAACGCGATCTTTGCCGCTGTATGTGAAGCGAAGCTTTTGGTCGTTATCAATAGCGTCTTGAACAAACTTCTTGATGTCTGCAATCTTGTTGACTTCTTTTGGATTGAGATCAATTACGTCTCTTATAGCAGCCGGTGCCTGGACTGGTGCAGGTGCTACATCTGAAGGCGTCATCTTATCTACAATGAACGTGCGATCTTCGCCGTCTGTTTGACTAAATCCAACTACGTTTGTAGTTCCTGTCTTAGGATTTTTGTAGATGCGCTCTGGCGTAAATACACGGTTCTTTCCACTGTACTTAAAGCTGATTGGATACTGACCGTCAATTGCCTTCTGCACATCGGCAACAACATCTTGTAGATTTGTTGACGTGATTGGTTGAGGTTCTTTACCTGAAACTGCTTCAACATTGCGTGGAGCTTCAGTGACCTTTGCCTTTTCAGGTATTGGCGCTTCCATCTTTGAAACGTTGTAAGTACGCTCTTCTCCAAGGGCGTGATCAAACGTCACGATGTTTGTTTCACCGTTCTTTTTGTTTACATATATGTTGCCTGGCTGAACCTGTCGGTTTTTGCCGTTGTAGCTAAAGTTGATGAGGTTTCCTTCTCCACGAGCTTTCTTGATGGAGTTTTTCTTTTCCTCTAACGTTGAACCTGCAAGATCGGACACACCGCCAGATGGATCTGCGTAGCGGCGGTACTTCTGCATTCTGTTGCCGCTTCGCACAGCTCCAGTCTCGCGGAAACCGTCTTTTGTTGCGTCGTACACAGCGTCTTCGCTGAACCAGTACGTGCTGTCGCCGTCTGTCATCTCGTATTGTGTAGGACCAGTTACGAGTTTTTCGTGTGTGATGCCTTCAACGGCCTTCTTCATTGCTTCTACGTCAAACGGAGCCCTTGCTCCAGTAGGCGCTTCAGGCTCTTCTGGCGTAACTTCTTCCTTAGGCATATTCTTTTCGCGAATTGCCTGTGCATTTGGCATGTCAGCTTTAACAGCCTCGGCTGCCTTGGCAAGTGTGTCAGTTGTTGCGACACGCTTGTTGTCACCTTCACCGATAAATATGCCTTTACGCCATACATCAAACTTGCTGTTTCCGTCGCTGTCAATGCTCTCAGTAATGCTGTGGTCTGAACCGTACTCGTCTGCTGGTGGAATGTGCGTCCACTCGTTTGGCTCTCCAAATTTTGTACCAGCGACTCGGGTTTCCCAGCCTTCAGGCGCAGTGCCTGGCTCTGTAGTCGCTGGCATAGGAGTGACTGGTCGCTCGAGTTCTTTTGTGGGTGCGCTGATTGCTTTCTTAGTTGCTGGTGTTTCAACTGTCACTGGCGCAGTTGGCTTGCCATCAGATTCCATCTTTGCAGAATCCATGATGTAGTCAGTGGCGTTGTAGTCGCCGTCGGTTGCTTTGTCAATTGCGTTACGGAGGTTGTCCTCTGTGCCCGACATCTTGACAGTGCCGTCGTCCATAAGCTTGGCTGTAACGCCTGGAGCAAACTCTTGTGTCCAAGCATCGAGGCCTTCTTGATCTACTGGGCCGTCTTCTGTTTGCCAGTTGAGGCGAACAGATTGTGTTGGTGCGGCAACACCGCCTGGCTCACGGCGAGGTTCATCTGGAGATGCAGGTGCTAGTGCTTTTCCAGGTGGAGTTGTTGGCGGCTTTCCAGGTCCAGAAGCTGATGGAACAACTGCGGTTCCTCGCTTGTTTTTTGCAAAAGAAACGTCTGATGTTTCTGATTTAACTACCTTTGCGTCTGTCCTAGGGTTGCCGTCAAGGTCGTCGTAAAACTCTGCAGTGCCGTCTTTTTTATAGATGTCTGAGACAGCGTCTCCACCATGAATTGCTGCAATCTTTCCATCTGACTCTTTTATCTCAAGAAGCTTCATTCCTGGCGTTGGATCAGCTTTATAGACGCCACTTTCAAGTTTGTCATCTACACTTGATGATTCATCGCCCATCTTTTCATGAGGACTTAGTCGTGGAATAAAGACACCGCGATCAAAGAACCATGGATCGTCTTTTGTTTTTACACCGCTGACAGTTGATTCTCTGTCGCCAAGCCAACCGTCTCCACCACGGCCCCATCTCGCAATGCGACCGTCCTCGTGACGAAGGTACACTGAACCTGGATCTAATGCAGTTCCGCGAGCACCACTAGTTCCAGGCGTACGTGTTCTAAAGACAGTGTCAATCTTTCCAGACTCAAGCGCTTCGCGCACTGACTCTGGCATATCTTTTTCAATGTCTGGAGCGATTGCGCGTGCAACCTCAAACATGTCACGTGATTTTTCTGGGCTAAGCTTAAATGCAGATACAGTTGTAGCTTTTTCATCTGCTAAACGCTTGTTCTCTGCATCAACTAGTTTTTGAACAGAGTCAGGAACTACTGCAGGTGGGCGGTCGCCTGGAGCTTTCTTATCAAATGCTGACTTAAACTTATCTTCACCGATGTCTTCTTGAACAACATCAACACCCCAGCCACCCTTGCTGAGTGCCTTCTGACCTTCAGGAGAATTTAAGTACGTTTGATAGCTGTCCTGGTCCATAAGCGCCGCGCTCTCTGCACGGTCCCAGCCATCAATGTTATTGGCAATCATCTGGTTTCCAACTGCACGGCGCAGTGTTCCACGATTTACACCAGAAAAATCTGCCTCGCCTTTATCATTTGCAGGGACATCAAGACGGTAGCCGTCAGCTGTTGTAAACGAAACCATCTTTGGATCGCTACTTTGAACTTTCTTCCAAGCTGAAGGAGAGTCCATGCGCTTAAGCGCATTTGAGTCAATTGAATACTTTCGTTGCTCAGGATCAACTTCAACGTCGCGGTCGGGCAGACCTTTTAGCGCACTCTTTTTAAGAGTGGCTTTTGCTGCAATACCGCGGGAAGCAGGAACTGCGTACACTCCGTTTGGTACATATTTGTTGTCACGAACTTCAACTTCAACGTCGTCAACACCTGACTGACCGACAACCTTTCCAGTTACTCCCCGATGTGAACCATCTGGAAAGCGAACACTGAAGTTCCAGCTTCCACCTTGAAATGCAAATCGTCCTTTACGGTCACGGCGCTGCAAACGTGCGCGAGCAGAACGCGCAGCACGTGAGTTGCCGCCAAGGCCAAGGCCGAGTACAGCGATGATTGGTTCAAGATCAACAGCAGCTGTGATTGGAACAAGACCTGGTCCCATAGCAGCAAGACGTGCAAATGCATGCCTGCGTTCAATCGAGCCTGGTTCAAGTGAGTGTGCTGAAGCTACAAGAGCACGAGCAGCTTCGCTGTTAATGTGCGTGTCTGCAGCAATCCATTGTGCACGAGCGTGGCGAAGTGCGGCCTCGTCCATCTTGTGAAACTTTGTTGAAAGCGGGTGACCGATAGAAAGAAGATCAGAGTTTTGCAGTGATGCGGTCGTAATTTTGTTTCTTGAGGCAAGTGAAACGAACGCAGAGACTGCACGCAGTGCTCCATAGATACGAGCGTCTGCAGATCCAGTCGTGTTCTTACGAATTTCGCGCTCTGCTACTGTAAGTGCAGCACCGAACGAAACTTGTCGCTCTGGAAGAATGTTCTCGTTGGATTTTTCAACGAGACTCTGTACCTTATAGTAAAGACTGAGTTGCTGGATCTTACTAAGTTCTCTGCGCTTTTTTTCGTTTGACATATTTAGCTTTCAACTTGTGGTAGCAGGTCGGCATCTTCACTGTCGTATGTCATTACTGCGAGTTCACGAGCGCGGTCAAATCCGCTCTCGTTGTTGTCAACTCCACGCTTCCACGCTGCGCGCAGAGCAGGAATTACTTCATAACCAAGACCACTGTATTCTGCAAATTCTGTAATTGCATGTTCAGTTGTCTCGTATTCGTTCTGTGGGCGAAGCTCGATGTACAGCTCGTCTGCTGCCAGTGCACTGGCAACAATAGATGCCGTGGACTTTGGATGTGCTTGTGGAAGCAAGTCATTGTCTTGCTTGTAATTTGGATTTGATGGACGACCTGCGCTAAGCAAATGCAAATACGCATTTACGCGTGCCATCGCCCACTGATCACGAGTCTTGCCTGGTCGGTGCGAGCTTGAAAACGCGCCTGCGCCTCGGCGGTACACTGCCTTTAGTTGAGCAAGTGTTGCCTTACGACCAGCCTTAGCATCTTTGTTGTGCTCTTTAACTTTGTTCATCAACGCTGTTTCTGTTTTAGCTGAAAACTTAATGCTTCGTCCGCCTGCTGCAGATCCTTTTGGATTCTTTTTTGATCCTTTGATTCTGTCTTTTTTAGGTGCAGGCTTTGACGCTGCTGCTAAGAATCCAAAATCATCGTAGGCTTCTTCATCGTCTCCAAAGCTGTCGTCCATGCCATCTTCATAGACATATACTTCAACTTGTTCTTGCTCTGGCATTGCGACTAGCTTTCCACCAGTCTGCATTCCAGTGATTGCGCGCAACTGCCATGCCCACTTCTTATGCATGTCATCACGTGTTGCTAAGAGATCGCAGATGCCCTGCTGGTTTGCTTCAGACGCGAGTCTAAATGACTCAAGAATACATTCATTGAGAATGTTGTTTGCCTCAAGAAGGTTAGCGCTCATTAGCACTGGATCATCAACCATGTCGTTGTCGGTGTTTTGAATCTTTGAAAACGAAGACATTGATGACAACGTTGCTGGCGAGTCGTAGCCAAGCTTAAGAATGCTTTCAGCAATTGGATCAACTGCGCCTTGTGCATCTGCGTAGATTTCACCAAACAACTCGTGAAACTCAGAAAAGTCCGGCCCTTTAACATTCCAATGAAATCCGATTGCCTTTGTGTAAAAAGCAAATGTCGTACCGAGGCAATGACCGAGGCTCATTGCGAGCTTGGCATTGGCTTCTTGCGACTGGTTTGGGTTGTTCATAATCATAATGTTCTCTTTTGTTATTGAACCGGTGTGACACTAATTGGTTGTGCTTCTGTCGCTGGTGTAGGTGTGTCTTCAACTGGCCCAGGCACAACAAGTGGTGCCCCTTGCGGTGTAGGTGCAGGTGCTGCCTCTGCTTCTGGTGCAGGGGCTTCTGGTGCAGGGGCTTCTGGCTGTACGCCTTGCAGCATCTGCTGAACTTCTGGTGGAATTGGCGCAACGCTTTGTGCTTGCTGTGCAGCACGAGTTGCTTCAATAACTTCAGGAGCAACTGCCGCGAGCATCGCTTCAGTAAGCTCTGGAGTAATTGCACCTTTCTCCATAAGAATTCGTAGTGCCATTTCTGTTGGCGTTGGCGCGTCGGCTTCAGAGAATCCATGCGCACGGCGCCATGTATCAAAGCTTACTGCCATGCGATCAAATCCACTGTCAGCGTCCATTGCACGGTCGTTACGAGTTGCAACTGCGCTTGGGTCGTACCAAATTGTCATACGCTCTACATCTGATGGGTCAAAACCATTTGCCAAGAGATACGGACGCAAGTACACAACTGTGAGCGCGTCTGCGATAAGCAGCATCATTGGCTCGATGTGTGCCTTATACAGTGCTTCGTCAATCTGAAGCGCGTTGCTGTACTTTACGTTTGCAAGACCTGTGACGATATCTTTTGGAACATCGAGACCTTGCAAGATACGCTCGAGAACGCGATCAGCACGTTGTGCAAGTGCTGGGTCAAATGAACGCTCAAACTTGAACTGCTTGATCTTGTCACCAAGTTCAGCAGGTCCACGAATAATCAAAGGCACAACTGCTGATGCAGAGTCCTCGTCACGAATAGGCGTGGTCATCGCATCAATGAGTTGATCTTCAAATTCGTCAGCTGCTTCTTCAGGATTGAATCCTGGGTTGAGGTCGCCAACTTCATCAAATGGATAGTTCGGATCTGGAGTTGCTGCAACACTCAAGCCGTCTGGAAGGTACAGTGCACCAGCATTCAAACGTGAACGCGCCGTTGAACGGAACGTGCGGTTAAGCAACAAAAGCTCTGCGCACATGTCAAGCATTCCTCGTAGTGAAGAATCAGCCTCTTCAGAAAAGCGTGGGTGTGCGCGCCAGATGCGACCAACGAAAGCAGATCCTGGAAGTGCAGTGATGCCCTTGCCAGTTTTTCCACCAATTGATTGGCCACCCATCAAAATATCGCGGCGTGAGATAATTCCATAGTTGTTCTTTGAGTCAACTTGAACTTCATCAACTGAACGAATATCCCATGACTCTGGAATTCCAGTTCCGATGCGCGCTGGCATCTGAACTAAGAAGCATTCACCGGCTACGCTAAGGTTGAGCGCGGCATCTCGGAGAAGTCCCGCTTGTCCACCGTATGCTGAGTCAAGTCGTGAGAGTGCGCGTTCTGCTGCTGCCGCGAGTCGCGCATCAACGACCGCTGACGAGCGGACCGATACAGGTGCCTCTGCCGGGTTCTCGACGACCGCAGCATATAAACGTATGCGGCTAACAACAGAAGCAACAAGGTTAAAAGCATACTTGATCTCTCCAATCGCATCGTAGTATTCCCAAGCTTCACCCTGCCATGCACTCGATGTTGCTTGGCGACGAGCGCGGAAATGTTCTGCTTCTGTTTTGTCATTAAGCTTAACTTGAACTGCTGCTGCGGTCAATCCGCGCGGCGAAGAAAAAGGAGCGGCCTCTGCAAACGAATAACCAGACGGAGGAACCAAGCGTGTAGGCGGTGTCGATGTCCGACGGGTTGGTGCAATACTTTTGCGAAAAACAGCCACTACTTGTTGTCTCCTCGTTCGTTTGCTACGGAATTAACAAAAACTTAGTCAATGCGGTAGAGTAATCCAACCACTGCTGAGATTGCAAATATGCAAGATACAACAACGGTTGTTTCACTAGCTATTGTATACATACCTACAAGACCTGATGCGACCCAAAGTCCCATACACCATTCGCACGTGATCAAATATCCGAGGCCAATTCCTTCTGGCTTTGACCATTTCCAAATCCACTCTCGGATTGGATTAAGAATGTGATCGGTCGTGATCAGCCGAACAATGCGATACGCGGCCAGTGACAAGATGACTAATTCAAGTACGTTGATGTTCATTCAACTGGATCCTTTGATGAGTGCATTGTTCGTGATGGATTCCATGTCCGCAAACGGCTTCCACAACCGCAATTCTCGTCCTTTTCTACGGACAAAAACTTGCCGGTGACGGTCGTTAGGGTTGCGCGCTTTTTTGTTTTGTCGAGAGTTGCTGGGTCGTATTTCTCTTGGAAGATCAAAACTGGGCCAGAGTTACTGTCAGCGGCGATCATTACAGTGTCTCGAGTCAGCACTACGCGAACGGCCTCAACTCGGCGAGAGTGCTGTACGTGTATGGCCTCTGCCCAGGAAAAAGTGCTTTGGCTTTCTGCTGAAACAAGCGTTGAGTCAGGGCAAACTACAACGCGGGCAGGAAAGAGATCAAAGATACTGCTCATTTTCCTACTCCAATTCTTCGGGCCATCGCGCGGTATGTCACATTGGCTGCTGACGCTAGTTCTATCACAGAAGCTCCCGCGCGGTAAAGCGAAATGCACAGTTGCGTAAGTTCTTCATTTGCCAAGGCGTACGAACCAGTTGGATTTGCGCGGGCGCGGTAGCGGCGGGCAAGGGGTGCAAGTTGCGCTATTCTTTTTGCGTCATCATTCGAGATCTTTGGAAATGACGGACTATAGAAACGACGTGCGCGTGAGTGCCTGTGGCGTGATTTTTCCGCTGCGGCTAAGTGAGATGAATGCGAAGAGGAAGAAGGAGGAGAGGGAACAATTGGGAGGGGGGATTTGGTTGGTTGTTGGGAGAGGGCACGGATTGACGAGCGTTGCTTGGGCGGCGTCCACGCGTCGGCGATTGCCGCGAACGTCCAGCCTGCCTCGCGAAGTGCACGTATCCGTGCACGAAGCACGTCGCCCGAACAAGAAACCAAAACCTTAACCTCATCATCTGGAAGCTTCATCTCTGGCATCGTATCATTCGTACACTGCACGTCGGCGCAGCGGAACATTTATGTACGAGATATACATTAAGGTTAGATGAGCTCGTAACTTCTGTACAAGAGGACGAATAGTACATTATAGTAGTTGATTTTGGCCTGATAGACGGCTGTCGTTATTGAACGACATGTGTCAAATCGTTCCCACACGCATGTCTATGGCCTGTGTTTTCTGGCGCAGGAACGAGCGAGCAATGTGCGAGACACGTGATGACGTGTTAGTTGTATGAGCTACGACGTGCTTGGATTAGTACAGAGGTTGACATGGTTGTTGTCAAGGTGGCCTATGAGCAATGTCAGGTCACAATTAGTACATGAGGTAGTAACGAGTAGCCAAGGCGAGCACAAGCCAGCCAAAAGTAGTTCACTGATATATGAGAAGAATATTCACAGGTGACTTGCTATTGTGCTAAAAGTTTGGTATATTGATATCATCAGGTAATCGCCTGATACGACGAAAGGACAATAACATGAAGGCAAATAAAAAGCACACGAAGAATCTAGAGGCAGTCCAAGCAAGAATCTCGGTCTTGCGTTACGAGATCTCTGTACGAAAAGAAGAACTCGAAGAACTTGCCAACCACCTCGCTGATTTTGAACTTTCCCTCAATGTAGATATCCGAGGCCTAAAGGACGAGTTCGGGATCGTAGCAACTGGTTGGAACATCTGAAATAATAAAGCAAACAGCGGGGGCGAAAGCCCCCGCTTTTTTGTTGTATAACGTGACCCGCATGAACATGTGTGCGACGTAACGAGTACCCGCATATGTATTGATGTTACCCGCAAGGGCTAAGTCGTTACAAACGAGTACCCGCATAGGCATTGCGAATGACCAATATGTATTTGTACGAGTACGAGTACTCGATGACTAGTGGTATTACCTCTCATGTCACCGCGCGTGGCTAAGGAGGCCACCTACTTACCGCGCAATGTCACCCGCACTAATGCCAAGGGTCTTGGCTATAGTTGATACCCGCATACTATAGTTGGGCGCTTCAACTATAGTTGAGCGTCTTGGCTATAGTTGGGCGCTTCAACTATAGTTGAGCGTCTTGGCTATAGCTGGGCATGCCCGCATATGTTGATGCTAGGCGAGATGGACAGTTACGTTCTGGTCACCATCAAAGAGGGCAACGAACGTCTCTGAGTTCATACAACCTTCACCCGCAATCGAGCGATCTTTTTGGAAGGAGGCGACTGCGATGTGAGTTAGTTCGCCATACCAGCCATCCTTGTCACTACCCGCATCGTGATACCCCAACTCGACGAGACGACGTTGGGCATGGTGGACTGTGAGCGACTTACGAGCGTACTTATTCATATACACGCACTTATCAAGATACACGTCGTCAGTGTCACCACCGCTTACGACGTGGCGCACAGGCGATGGTGTCCCACCGCGTGTAGGCTTGCTGACCTTGGCTGGCTCTTCAATGACCGCAACTGGTTCTTCGGCAACCACTACTGGTTCTTCGGCTACGACCACTGGTTCAGGCGTTACTTCAGCAACAACTTGTGCCTCAACGACTTCCTCAACGACTTCATTTGTTACTTCATCACTCATTTTTCTTACTCGCTTTCGTTGTTACTTTTAACGATTTGGATTGAATACACGACCACCGCGTCCACTGCCGCCAGCCGCCCCGCCATTACCGCGCCACGCTGGCATACGTCTACCCGCATGCGATCTTGCCGTAATTGTACCACCTACGAAGCCGCTTGGTGGCTTGATCATTAACGCAGTAAGCGCGTGAACGAGCGCATCAACTCTGTCTGGCGACTTACCTTCGCCCGGAATCCACGAACACATTTGGGATTCAAGGTCGGCTAGGTAGTTGATGTGATGAATACGTCCTTGCTCGTAGGCCAATGTAACTGGTTCTGCCCGCAACGCTTTACCGTATTTTGAATGGACTTCAAGGACTTTAATGTGAGGATCAATTGCGTTGATTGCATTACGAACGAGTGCGCCACCTTGGTTAACTTCAGCAACGACTGGACAACCATACTTACGTGCCATCGCAACAACCGCATTTGCCCAGACTTCTGGCGAACCATGAATTGTTGCGTCTTCCATTACCCATGCTTGACGTTTATACAAATCGTGATCTGCAGTTGATGCGCATACAACGATCCCGCATTCGTCACGTGGGTTCTCTGCGACTGACGGGTCAACGCCGACTACACGAAGTGGCGCGCCTACTGGAAATACGTCTTGCCTGCTTTTTTCAATCAATTCAATTGTCCAAAGCGCACCTTCAACGTCGCTCAACATTTCGCCATAAAGTTCTTGCGCGGCCAGACGAGTACCCGCATATACGCCTGTGATTGCGTCAAGATAGGTTTCAGATAGGTTACCCGCATTGTCCATCGTTGAACCTTTTGAAATAACGACACGACCAGTCTTTTCAGCTTCATTGATTAGTGCGTACAAAACAGGAACTCTTTTTGGGGTTGTTGTGCAAATGATCTGTGGCGAGCTGCCAAGTCGCGTTCCCACTCGTAAGTTATCCCATGACGTCATGCCCGCAGCGTCGGGCGACTGACGCCACGCAGCGATTTCATCTGCCCAAGCATAGTGGAATTGAGGACCGCGTAAACCATCTGGTTCATCGGCAGTAAAACATGTAGCCGTATTACCATTTGGCCATGTTAGTCGGCGCTTTGATGGTTCGTACAGTGGTCGTTCGCTTGGAGGTGACACGTTGATGATACCTGACTCACCTTCAACGATAACGTCACGCACGTCAGCTGCAGTACGTGCAACAAGCGCGAACCGCAATTGACCTTTGTCAGTTCGCTTTGCCATATCGCGTACCCACTCAGCGGCTGCACGTGTCTTGCCAGCACCACGACCAGCTAGGTACATCCATATCGCCCAATCATCACCCGCAGGCGGTAACTGTTCTGGCCGAGCCCACGCTTTCCAGTCCCATATCAACTGTTCCATGTCAAGACCTTCAAGCACGGCACGTTGTTGATCAACTGGAAGCAGTGCAATCTGCTCCATTACGCTTTTACCCATGCGCTAATTGTATACCGCGTTAGACGCAGTGTGGGTTAATCGTTGTCCCACGCCTCGTATTCGTCATCGCCCATCAGGTTACGCAAATATCTTTCATTACTATCCGCGTCACGCTTTGCGATACGACGTAGTTCACGTTGGTCGTCCTCAACCGTGGTTGGACCACCTTCAAGTCTTAGGTATTCTGGTTCATTCATGTATTGCCTCGTGCTTACTTATGTTGGTGAGTACATTGTATCGTCTTGAGTTTCATTAACGAACCGCAAGCGATGATTCTTCGTACCTTTCACGAGCGACCTTTTCAATCAATACTTGGTCATGGTATTGACCGCGTTCAACTAAACCATGATACGCGCTTTCGCATAACCGCTTACGTGTATCCTCGTCAAGGTCTTCCCAACGCTTCATGCGTCTCCTTTATTTATGGATTACTTGGTAGAAATAGTTGCTGCCCTGGATAGATCTCTGTGAAACCGTACTCTTGAACCAGGTCGTCAACCGCGTTGACTACGTTACCTGAACAATTTGCGTGGGCTATTTCCCACATTGTGTCGCCTTCTTGGACGATCACTGGCTTGGTATTGCAGACGTACGCATTGAATTGATTGTTCATGCTATTCCAAATAGCAAATGCAGCTGCGATTACCGCAATGAATACCGCATACATCACTTTTTCAAGTACCTTTGTCATTTCATCTCCTGTCGTAATCCGCCTGAGTTAATTGTACAATCCTTAGTTCGTACTTGCCTTCGTCTTTTTGCGTATGGCTGGCCTTACTGTCTGGTGCAGTACATGGAACGGTGCTCCTGATCCAGCATCAAGCTTACCCGCAATATGAAGTGCTTCACGTACGAGCTTTTGAGTATCCGCAAGGCTCAATTCGTTGAGTGCGTCTCCCCACTTTGCGTACATCGCCGCGAGTGCGTAGTCACCACCTGAACCGAACGAGTAGATACCTGTGGTGTCACGAACCCATGCGTAGTCTTCTCCGATTTCATAGATCTGACCATTGATCATCGCAAGAACGGTAGAACCATGAACCGCTTGCTCCTTCTGCTCTTTTGCGACGTAGCCATGATCTTCAAAGCATTGACGAAGCGCTGGTATGAACTTACTTGTCATGAACCTGTCTAAACGGATCCCTGTCAAGTCACCCGCGCTAGGAGGTGAGAATGCGTAGGCAAGAATGTTAATTGCCCGCACGTCGCCTGCTGCACCAAGAAGGTACTGACCATTTTTCATTACCTTCGCTGAACCACGACCAAGTGTGTACGAACGTCCACCTTCTTCGGTAACCTTTGAGTCAAACCCTACGACCGCCCATGTTGGACCTTGAACCGCGATGATAGTCGTCATTGTCTACACGATACCAGGTAGCGCCTGTTACCGCGTGACAATACTTAGATGTTCCAACCGCTTGCGACGATGCCGTGGATATCTTTGAGCGCACGGATATCTACAGAAACCGACAGCTCGAAGTCGGCTAGGTGTTTTGCGAGCTCTTCAAGCTCTTCTTTACGAGTTTGGATTTCGTATCCAAGAACCGCAATACGAGCTTGAACTGACTCAAGATCTTTAGTGTGCTTCTTCTTGATTGCCATGATTGATCCTTTCATGATCGGATGTACGAGACTACTTTACAGTCCTGAGATCTAATTTCTGTTAGGCGTGTTGTGGTCCCAGAAGTCTTCTGGGTACGTGACTCCACATGAACCGCATTCAAATACGCCTGGCTTTACAGGCTTAGTACAACCGCGGCATGAGATCGGCCTTAGTGGAAGATCTGCATGCCGACGGTAGCGTACATCGTGGTTGCGCATAACATGAATCATATGCTGCGTGATCGTCTCAAAGAGATCGTCACAGAACATGCACTCATGCTTGGCTGCCATTACTTACCCGCGGACTCGTGAAGTGTACTGATCCGCATACCAGTCTTGATATTCCTGGTCTGCGACATCGCACATGATGCCCCATACTTGTCCAGCTGCTCGAGCGAATGTCTTACCGCGTACTGCGTATAGCTCGTCCTTGAAGTTTGCGTACTCAATGGCGTCAACCATGACATTCATGAAGTCTTGGAGCATTTCTTTTGTCACGTACACACGATACTGGTAGTCCCGCATAGGCGTGAACTCAATTTCTGCGCCTGACATTTCTTGAAGAGTCTCAAGTGACTTTCTGTCTCGAGCACGAACTGCTAGATGACCTGGCTTGGCCTTGTTGTCTACCGCGCTAATAAATCCATCTGGGGTGAACACCCACATACTTTTCTCCTTGTCGTTTTGTCGTTGGGTGCGAACCTATTTATTTGATGTAACTACTTCTCGATGAGGCTTTCCTGTACATCAGCAGGATCAACTTCTTCAACCTCAACAATGCCGTACTCTTCGTTCAGCATTCTTACAAATTCACGTCGCTTTTTATCACCGCGAACGTGAACTTCCATCGGAGTTCCGTCACGCATAACCGTACTTATTTTATAGACCTTCTGGTCATCGTGTTCCATGCGCTTAACTCCTTCTTGTGTAACTATACATTCCCTAGAATTCTATGATTTCTGAGCTAAGACCGCAAAGATAAGGCCAAGAACCCCAAAGCCTGCGATCAACTCGAAGCTGCCGCCTAATACCGCGGTGGCCAGGGCGACGATCCCTGAAACCACCGCGAGTACGGCAGTCCATACGAGGTTTCGCAATTGCGAGAACCAAGTAGGCATGTTAGGCGCGCTCTGCCTTACGGGTACGACCCTTGAGGCGATCAGATGCGTTACGGATTGGGGTACCGCTTGCGCCGATGAGCTTGCGAACTTGTGCGTACGTCATGCTGTACTCTCGTGCAACTTCAATGACGCTCTGGCCTGATGCGTACAGTTCACCCGCACGCTGGGCTGTCAATTCGGTGGACATAATTGTGCTCCTTCGTTGTGTACTTGCTGTTTTGATTGTGTCTATGTCTTCTGCGATAAGTTGCAGAGTTAACCGCGACGTTGCAATAAGCGCAGCCGCTTCGTTGAGTAGTTTATCGTTACTCAAGATCTGTTCTCCTTCGTCATTGGTGAGTACTATACCACTTACTTTTTAGAATTTTGTGATCTACTCAAACATTTCTTTTTTTGGCTTTACAACGCCAAGTAGCGTCGTCGGTGCCTTTCGTTTCCTGTTGCGATCCCAGTAGACGTAGCCGTACCCTGCAGTAATGACCGCAAATACCAAAGCTGTAAGTCTTTTCATTTCTTGACCTGCTCCATTGACACAACCTTACTCGTGTGCTTTGCTGGATTTTGGCATGTCGGTGGCTCTGAAACATTGACGTAAACCGTGACCTTATTACCGCAATCTGGACACTTCCATATAAACTTATTTTTTGGCTCTCGTTCGCTCATGATAGTCCTTCTACTTTTGAGGAATGACACTATATACTATGGCACGAGGTAACCGCGTCATTTCGCAAGACCTGCCTTTTTGGCGATCCGCTTGACCTTGCGACGTTCGTTTGCTGTGAGTCCTCCCCACACTCCTTCTTCGTTATTGCGTAGCGCGTAGTCCAAGCACTCCTGCTTTACCGCGCACTTGTCGCAAATCTTCTTCGCTCTGTTGACAACTGTCCGCATGCGATCTTCAAAGAACAAATCGCCATGTCCGATACACGCTGCCTGTGCTCGCCAAATTCCAATGTCAACTATCCGTACTGTCATTTCGCCTCCCATGTATATTACTGTCTTGAGTTTGATCTACTTATGAGCTGCCAGCCTGGGACGACCCGCATCGCGGTACAAGGTTATCGTCCCGGCTAGCAGCATTCGCATGGGTGCGATCAACAAATGCTGAAGCCGCCGCTGTCTTTCAAGAAGTCAGCAAACGCTCTAACATTTTCTACATCAAACGGATAATTGGTGTCAAAAGGGTTGACTTCACCTTCGCCATTGCACCCATTGCACCAGCCGTAATCACGACCAACAACTACCGCAACTGCTTCATCGAGCTTTCGCTCTGGCATACCCATGTCTTGACCAACCGCATCTGTCCTGACGCCTGTGCCTTCGCAGTACTTGCATTGTTCACGAGGTTGGCTTGCAATCAAATTGCGGTACATCGCTTCATATATTGCAGTGCGACCGCTTGCGAGCTCGTTGTACAGTATGACTGATAGATCATCTGCGCCTTCAGCACCAAGTCCATCGCCTCCATTGCTGTGGCCATCAACACCCGCAACAAGATCTTCTGCAACTATAGTGCAGTATTCCCACAGCGGACGCCAGTACCAAACATTGTTGCGAAAGTACTCGCCACTTTTAGATTTTGGCTCTTTGCCAAATACATCCATACCCATGCTTGTGTCCTTTGTCATTTGAAGCAGGCCACCTGTTGACCCGCGCCATTATCTTACTTTCCTTAGAAATTACCTGAAGCCGGGTGATTTCTCTTTGACCGCAACATATCTATGTCGTCACGGCCGACCTGAACAGTGTCCATTAGGTTAGCCCACGCCAATTCTCTGCGAAGACCGCGCTCCACTGCTGTTAGTGCTTCATGAGACGCGCTGTAGCTCGCTGTAGCGAGGCAGAGTGCCATAAAGGCTTGGACTACCGCAACGAGTGCTAGAAACGTAATCACTTACGTCCCCTGGTCATTGAGATTCCCGCAATCAAAAATACTGCAATCGCCCAGGCTACCGCACTAATTGAATTGTATAAGTCAATATGAATTTCCATGATCTCTCCTTGTTGTTGTTGTGAATTACATAATACTTGGTGGTCTGGCCAATTTTGTGACTAACCACCGCGTCTGGATCTAATATACTTTCCTTAGAAAGTACTCCAGCTTACCCGCAAACCCTTATTACGCCTCGCAATCGTGTCCGTAGGCTGCTTCAGCTGCATCTTGCTCGCTGGTTAGATCAAACACTCGCCCGCATTCAACGCACTGGGTCATTGTCTGCATTTCCATGCTCTGTCTCCTCTTGTTGTTGGTATAGACATAATACTTTCTTGAGTTCTGGGCCTAGCCCCTATCGCCCGGATACCCGGACGATAAGGGTTTGGCGCGCTTGTGGCGCTTGGTTGGCCCAGTACTGATTACACTTCGTCTTGCTCCCACCGAAGACGATGAGTTTTCGCGACTGATCGTAGACTTCGTGTGCTCTGGTTGATGGCTTCATGATTTGGTCCCTTCGTCGTGGTGATGAGATCATTATAAAGTCCTGAGTTCTTACAACTAACCCACTACTCCCACAGACCAGTCTTGCGGTTTCCCACCAATGGGTACTCAAAGTTAAGGTACCCCACTTCAAAGTCACCCGCAAAGCGATTGGTTGAGATGACTGTCGTCATATCAATACCGCAACGCTTGAGGTCATTGAAGAATGATGAGACAAGATGTGAGTACATCACTCGCTGACGGATCATTTGTCCATCGTGAAACTGAACGATGCTCTTGTTCATTGCGTTGTCCTTTCGTTAGGTTGACGAGACCATTGTACGATCCTGAGTTTGCCAGCCAGCCCGCATAAGCAGGCCAGCCGGCAACTCGTTACTTAGTTGAATTGCTTGGTAACCGGGTTGAATTCAAATGGATCGTACTCGTTTGCCGACTTGCTTGGCATCAAACCAGTCAATGTCCATTCAAATGACTCTTTGCTCTCACGAAGTACTTCGGCAAGCTCTTGAACTTCTTCCCGCATGTCTGTGATCTTGCGGCTCAGTTCGTAGATACGTGCCTCGGCGGCCTTCGGGTTGTTTGCGTACTTCTTTTTCATGTTGTCCTTTCGGTTAGGTTGACGATGCTACTTTACTGTCTCGAGAACGCTTCCCGCAGCTGCCTCAATGAACTCTTTCAGCACTTGAATGTGCTCATCGCTAAGTCCCTGCGTCTCGCCATCCGCATCTGGTGTCCCAGTCAATACAACCGTACCTACGATGTAGTCGGTTTCTTGGCCAAATGACATGTCCCAAAAGACTTGAGCAATTGGATTGTGCTCGAGTCTAATCATCTTGCCTTCTTCGTTGACCCAAAGCGAGAGGATGTTGCTGAGGTCAATTGCTTGTACCCAGCCTCCAACCGCAGTCTGCAACACGCTGAGCTCGTCAGGCTTTGAGAAGTCAATTACTTCAACCTCGCCTGCCGGCGTAATCTTAATTCCTTGCTTCACTTTGTCTCCTTTGTCGTTGGTGAGTTCATTATATGTTCCGAAGTTTTGTCAGGCGAGCGCGTGGGGGACGCGCGTCGCTGACGGATTGATCTGGTTATCTGGTAATCGTGATGAGATTATAGACGTCGAAGTCGTCGTTTGAAATCGTCGCGATATCGTTGGTCGTTAGATCGTTCGCGAGAAAATATTCGTACGCGTCGTACGCGCAGGAATCGTTATCGAGATTGATCGTGTATTTTCCGGATGGAACGCTGATCGTGTAGGTTTTCATGAGATTATTATACGTTCCCTAGTTTTACCCGCAAGGGTTGGTAGGGTAGGGCTTGCGCCCTATCCCATGCGCCTCGCTTCGGCCATTGCCTCGGCATGGACCGCGCCGGAGCTCACTTCGCCTACCCACACCGCATACTCGCTCGAGTTCAGGGTTTCACGTGCTTCGGCGAGTTCGGCCTCTGTCGCATCCAATTCAAGCGTTGGTGGGTTGTCGCCGTGCTTTGCGAGGTATCCCCATTCAATTACCACCATCATTCTCTCCTTCGTCGTTGGTTGTGAGTACATATTACTGTCTCGAGTTTACTACCGCGCTAGGACGTGAGTTTGTTGATGCGCGTGCGAAGACGTGCGGCGGCTAACTCGGGACTGTAAAATATAATCGTTATACCAACCCAATACGAAAGCGAAAAACATGGCACAATACTCCATCAGCATCGACTATAACGACGAACCATACGAAACCGGCCTAACGCTCGACGAACTAATCGCCCTCTACCTTCCAGCCGGCGTCAGCTTCGTTCGTTACGCCTGGCGTAACCCGCACCAGCCAAACGACGTCACGATTATCGTAAACGCGAACGACGAAACCGATCTAAACGAACTCTGCGATTACGCCGGCGTAAACGATCCCGACGAACTCGAGCGCGTTTTATAACGCGAACGCGATCCTCAAACGAACTAACCCGGGCGTCTTACAGCGTCCGGGCTTTTTCGTGCGCATTTTCAGCTGCAAAAAACTAGGGTAAGTATAATAATAAACATGAAAACCTACACAACACTTACATATGTAAACCACCACGACGAAGTGCATTGCGTACAATGCGCAAGCAACTCAACCGAATTCCTTATCCCCGCGCCTTACACGTACAACCCGCAAACCGACGCTTACGACCTATTTTGCCTCCTCTGCGACACGCAAATTCACGAAACCTTATAAACTTTACAAACCACGCAAACACGAACCAGCCCGGCGCTCATCGCGACCGGGCTTTTTCGCGTCCCGAATTACATCGGGAACGCTCGCTTGATATTCATCTCCGCGTACCACTCGTTCAGGCCCTTTATTTTTTCTTCAACCGCGCTCAGAATTTCCCCGATCTCTTCGCTCGAGAACTCTCCATCACGAACCAGTTCACGAACCAGCCCACCGTAAACCAGATCAGCTTCGCGATCCGCGCCTTCAATCGTTTCAACGATCTCACACGCCTTATCGTCTAATCTCTCGTCCATCGTATTCCTTTCGTCGTAGTGATAGGATCATTATACGATCCGGAGTTTTCCCAGCACTGGCAGTCTACGGCTGATCGCGCAGCCAAACAGCTGCCATCAGCGTAAGCGCCGACAGTAGTACTAGCAAGTCCACCCGCGCTCCTTTTTTCGTTGTGAGTACATTATACTTTCCCGATTTTAGCTTTCGGGAAGCATGTCGCAGAGCTCGTCGAGCTGGTTGTCGCGGCACATGCTGGCGAAGTCGGCTTCGGTAAAGTTGCTTGGGAAGTTGAGGGTGAATGTGATGAGGTTGTCGTCGGCGATGTCGTACGTGAAGTTTGAAAATGTTAGGTCGTGTTCGGCGGCGGCGATAAATAGTGGCTCGAGTGCGCCGCGGTCGGAAGCGCTGGTGATTTGCATTGGTTTCATGTTTTGTGCCTTTCGTCGTTGTGTAAGTTTATTATACTCTCCCGAGTTTTTGTCGCGTTACGCGACGCTCACCCAGACTGGTCGGGTATCGGGACGGACGGCGTAGGCGACGAAGCGCCCAGCGATTGCGTGTTCGTGAAGTATTGCGCGCTGTTCGTGTGTGAGCAGGCTGAGAAGAAGGTGGTATGAGTCGTTATGAATAAGGGTGGCTGGTTTATCGGGATTCTGGATTAGTGATGAGTATTCGTTGGTCGATGTCATGTAATCATTATACAATCCCGAGTTTTGTACTCTTGTTGCCCGCGCTACGCATGCGCCGGCATCACGACAATCTGCTCGTCGTATCCCCAAACCGTCTTTCCTGACTCGAGCGTCATGTCAAAGCCTGGTTGACCATTCTTGACATCCGCATACTTCCCAGTCACTACACCCGTACGGAGCACGCCGCCCCAGGTCTCGTAACTAATCGTGTCGCCTATTTTGTAATCCATGTTTTGTCCTTTCGTTGTGAGATCATTTTACGATCCGGAGTTCCTACCCCAGCTCTTTCATCAACCGCGCAACCTCGACGGCAGTCAACTTCTCTTCACGCTTATACACCCGTACCAATTCTTCCATCGCTTCGTACGGGTCGCAGTGCGAGTACTCGTATTTAACCATCTCGAGAATGTCACTCGCCATTTGCTTGATGTCTTTTGTCGTTGTCATGGTCTTATTCTACTTTCCCTAGAGGTCCTCAAGCTCTTTCACGAAGCCGGCGATAACCCATTCTTCGTAATCTTCAACCGCGCGCTCGGTCGCATTGCCGATGATCCTCGCAAGGCCTTTCGCCGTGTCAACCCGCTTGCGCAGGTAGGCTAGGCGCTCGCCGTCATCTTCGTTCTCGATGCTTTCAATCCGCTTGAGGATTGATAGCACTTCGCCGCCGATAGCTGTCTCGAGCCAGGTTAGTTGGGTCAGTGTAAGTTCAACGCTGTACTTTTTCATGTCGTCATTCTACTTTCTTGAGTTTTAGAGTCTTCACCCGCGCCTTGGCGGGCACTCAAGTAATCGGTTGATTACCTGAGACATCATCTGCTTCGTGAGAGCTGGGTCTTCAGCTGTCCGCAACAGCCACATGTTGTTTACTTCCCGCTCGAGTAGCAGCCGCTTTACCAGCTGCCTCTGCGCTGTCGTTGGTCCGTATTCCATGTCACCATTCTACTTTCCTGAGTTCAGTCCCAGCGGGACGGTGGACTGTAGTCCTTGCTCACCGTCTTGCTGCATTGCGGGCATTCCGCCTCCACATCATCGCAACCGCGCTCGTCAACCGTGACATCTGATTCAGTCCACTCGTGATCGCAGTCACTGCAGAAGAAGTCCATGTCTACTTCAATGTCGTTGTACCCCGGGAGGTCTCTTTCATAGCAACCCGGTGGTAAGTTGAATCCTGATCCAAAGCCCATTGTTCTCTCCTTGTGTCGTCGTGTATGAGATCATTATAGGTTCCGGAGAACCTATTCGGCCCACCGCTTGCCTCGGCAGGCTTGCCGTGCGGCGATCCGCTTCTTGTTGGGGACTTGAGTCGCCCGCAGGATATTGCGGTCGGCAAACGCCTGGCGGTCGCCTTCGGTCCATCGTGTATTTGGTTTGGTCGCTGTTTTCATGAGATCATTATACATTCCTGAGTTTACTGCGCCTCGATGTCCTGGCGCAGTACCCGCAACTTCATTGCGAAGATGAGGACATCGTCATCTTCTTTCAGCTGGTCGGTCGCTTTCTCAAGCTCGAGCGCAAACTCATCGCGGAAGATGAGTTCATACTCAAGACAGTAATTGGCCTCGTAGATCGCGTTGAACGTGTCATGGAGGTCAAGTTGGCCTTCGATGCGCTCGATGACATCGAGCTTGGTCTCTTTCGTGTTCATGGGATTCCTTTCGCCGTGGTGTGATCTCATCTTACTTTCCAGAGTTTACCACCCTGTCCTTGCGTACCAGTAGTGGTAGTGGCGGGCGCTCTTGATCCCGCGTCGGATTCCGGCTTTCTTGGTCCAGAAGATTCCGATCTGCACTGCACCGATGAATCGTTTCATTTTGGGTCCTTTCGTCGTGGTGTACGAGATCATTATACATTCCTCAGAACGCTGAGGACGCCACAGCGGAGGTAGCTAACCTCACCGCAAGTTCCCCGTCGGGCGTTGCGAACTTGAACCGTATGTAAGAGGAGGGCGGATGTCGTGAGAGGAGGACGGATACCGTGGTCCCGGGAACCGCGTAGAGCCTTATCTTCTGAACAGAGCCTTATCATTCAGTGACGTCTCGTTCGCAACCTTGCGGCTGCTATGATGTCCTCAACGTGCTGAGGCATGTACTCATTTTACTTTCCGGAGTTTCTACCACTTATGGAAGTTAGTGGCGGTGCGGAATCCGTGACGGATTCCATACGCACGGGAGCATGCGATGAACATTCTCAGTCTCAGAATCATTACTGGTCCTTTCGTCGTGGTGATGAGTTAATTATACTTTCCGGAGTTTCTACCACCGGGTCCTTGGAGCCCAGTAGTAGAAGTGGCGGCCCGTTTTGACGCCGGCGCGGATGCCGTTGGTACGTGCCACCCCAATCCCAATCTTGATTGCGCGGATGATTGCTTTCATTTCGTGTCCCTTCGTCGTGGTGATGAGTAAATTATACTTTCCCGAGATTACGTGCCGCCCTTATCGGGCGGCCACGCGGACCTCGAGATCCTGCCGGACTTGGGGAGCCTGCGCCACCCAGAACTTGTTGCAGTTTTCACGTGAACCTGAGAACCTGATCAACTTGAACTTGCGATCATAAACCTCGTGGGCTCGGGTTGATGGCTTGGTCGTTTTCATCTTTCGTCCTTTCGTCGTAGGTATGAGATCATTATACTTTCCTGAGTTTTAGTTGGATTGCTCCCACAGGTGAAGATCGGCGTTCTCTGGCGCTGGACAGGGTACGTCGTAATCCATCCAATCTTGATACGTGAATCCGCATTTACAGGTTTGATCTGAATCCATATTCAGTCCTTTCGTCGTTTGAACTTGTGAGATCATTATACTTTCCTGAGTTTTTACATCCCCATCTTCTCGTACCACTCACTCAGGATCTTGACCTTTTCTTCCACCTCGTTCAAGATCATTCCGATCTCTTCGTTCGTGAATTTTCCTTCTTGAACCAGTTCACGAACTAACTCGCCGTAAACTTGATTCACGTCAAGATCTGATCCTTCCATGATCTCGCAGATCTCGCTCGCTTTATCGTCTATTCTTTCGTCCATTATTTTCCCTTCGTCGTGGTTACGAGATCATTATACGATCCCGAGTTTTAGTACTGGGTGGATAACTCAGACGCCGCCCAGTGCGACGAGGTTAGAGCAGTGTTATCCAACTGCGATGATCATTATAAGTTCCCGAGTTCAGTCAGCTAGTCGCATGGCCGCTTCCATTGCGTCTTCGTGGTCAGCGCCGCAGTCTACCGCCGCTTCATACTGGGCCTGCCGCCTAGGCGTTAGGGCCTCAAACTCAAGGCGGGCCTTTCGGACCTTCGGGTTACTTGCCTCTCCAAATGCTGTGATCGTCGTCATGCCACTACTTTACATTCCTGAGTTCAGCGACGGCGCGTGTCAGCCGGCGACCATTCCGGCCGATCACGCGTCTCGCTTGCGTGCTAGCGCGCACGACGAAGAACGCGCTAGCAACTGCCCGTCAACAGTTCTTGGGCCTATGGCAGGCCGGGCCGCTCGAAAGCGTGCCCGTCATGCCTTTGCGGCCCTATGGCAGGCCGGGACTTATTCCCAGTCGCCATCATCATCGTCATACGACGGCTCGGCGTAGTAGTCCGCATAGCGGTCTTCCTGCGCCTTGATGATGCTTGCCTCTTCGTTCCAGTGAGCATAGTCACTGATGCTTGGGTTGGTCATTGCTTGGTCCCTTCGTTGTTCGTTGATGAGATCATTATAGGATCCTGAGATCCCGTCAGCCGAAGCCTTACGACTGGGACCCGTAGGCCCAGCCGTAAGTTGCTTTGTAGAAGTCTTCCATCCAGGCCAGTGCGCCCTTCTTGGTGTTCTTCGGGCACCCGTATTCCTGTGCCACTCTGATCAATGAGACCCCCCGTACATATTTCATGCCCGTTTTGATCTCGAGGCGTAGCCCGCCGATCAGTAGGCACATTCGGTAGTGCTCGATGCCTTCCTGCGTGTCAATTGCCATTATTGTCATTGCTTGTCCTTTCGTCGTAGGTTGATGAGATTATTTTACAATCCTGAGAATTAGCAGACCCAGTTGACCGCAATTACTGATGACTTGAAGTCATAGTCATGACTAATTTTAGCCGAGACCATGTTCCAAAAGTCTTCTGCTTGGACTTCAGGTCCATCAACAATTTCAATCTCGGGACCAAACCAACCCGCAAAAGCTGCAGCTGGCTCGAAGTCAAATCCGACAATTTTTCCGTACTTTACTCGAGCGACAAAGCTTCCAGGAATATCTACTCGTGTCATTTCATCTTGGTCCATTGTTGTCCTTTCGTCGTTGGTGAGTACATTATACGTTCCCTAGATCGAGATCCAGAGAACGTAGCCAGAGTCATTGGTCTTGTTGTGGTGTGCGCATGCTTCCACCATCTCACGAGCGCGCTCGAGCGTGAGGCCAGTTCGGTAGACTTCGCTACCACCCGCATCGCCGATCATGACCGTGTATGTCTGTTCCTGTGTGGCTTTCATGTGATGTCCCTTCGTCGTTGTTGAGCTCATTGTACAGTCCTGAGTTTTACACTTCGGCTGGGCGAACCTCAAGAATCTGTGAGTCCAGTCCCCAAAAGCCACTACCGACTTCTGTGGTCATTACAAAGCCTGGCTGACAGCCGTGGCCGACAATTGCATGCTTTGCTGTTATGACACCTATCTTAACTCGTGTGCTTCCAAATGGTGAGTACACGACCGTGTCCCCTACTTTATAGTCCATGCGTTTTGTCCCTTCGTCGTTGGTGTGAGATCATTATATGTTCCTCAGTTCGCCGGGAAGCAACATAGCTGGAGGAGCTACCTCCCTACCCTTCGCCCGTCGGCGGCCTTGAACGATACAACGTGTGCGAGAAGTGGACGGATAACTAAGAGGAGGACGGATGGTCAATCCCGGGATTGATCAGAGCCTTATCGTTATGCAGAGCCTTAACTTGCAGGGACGGGTCGTTCGCAACCAGGTAGTTGCTATGTTGTTTCCCGGCGTACCGGGTATGCTATCATTCTACATTCCGTAGTTTGATGAGCGCCCTGGAACTTTTACCCTGGGCCAGGGCCTTCCATAATCGGAAGGTGTGGGTCGTTCCAACCCGCGAGACTATTTTACTTTCCTGAGATTCAGGTAGATCATTGTGAGAACCGCAAGGCTCGCTCCAATTATCATGAAGCTTACGCTATCAATGAACTCTCCTGAGATAACAATGTCTTGAGCTGCTAACACTTTGTGTCCTTTCGTCGTGATGAGATCATTATACATTCCTGAGTTTGCTACTCCCAGGTTATCCACCCTTCAGGTGTCACGTAGGTTGGAAGGCCCATCTCCTTCAGGTCTTCCCAAGTGTAGCTGCCGCCTGACACTTTGTTGATGTGATTCACGTAGCCAATGTTGGCGAGTGCTTCGTCTGTCATTGCTGTCCTTTCATCGTGGTCGGTTGTACGAGACCATTATAAGTTCCGGAGTTTGCGCTTCAACTCAGGAGAGACTTCATCTGTGATGAATGTCCCGATCTCGACAACAGTGTCGCTTTCGCCTGCGCGCTCGCGATCCGCAAGCCAGTCGGTGGCTGCTTGCTTGAGAGCAACCACGAGGCTGTAGTGCTCCGCATTGAACGTGACTTCAACTGTCTGTAGTTTCATGTGTGTCCTTCCGTCGTGTGTTGAATCATTTTACGTTCCCGAGAACAGAGACTTAGCGAGATGGTTCAGACGCCCCTTTCGGGATTGAGCCTTAGGCAGTCCGTGTGGCCACACGCCACCTCGCATATCTCCGTTCCTCACAGGTGGGAGGACGAGTGTCGGCCTAGTGGTCGCCATGCCACTTTGGTTAGTAAAGCCCCCTGCAGGAGGAATACCGCTCACTCATGACCCGTCCGCGCTGTGCGGCTAGGCTTGCCCTCGCCACCTGTGCGAGATCATTTTACATTCCCGAGTTAGTCCCAGATCCCTGGGTGACCTTCCTCGCGGATCGGTTCAATGTCGCACTCGGCGAGCAGACTTTCGGCCGTTGCGCCTTCGCCGCCATACCACGTGCAGAACCCGTCATTGTCCCACTCGTCGAGCCTGACCGTCACGACTGGCCATCCGCCACCCGGGCCTTCAGCCTGGTCAATTCTTACCCATGCCGATGGGCAAAGCTTTCGCAGGGCCTCAAGGGAATGTGTGAGTGTTGGGTAGTCATCGCTAAATGCGACATCCACTTCGTATGTAAGTTTCATTTTCTTCCTTCCGTCGTTGTGAGATCATTTTACAATCCCGAGTAAAATTTGGAAGGCCGCTACTCATACTTGCGTGCTTGGCAGGGACCAGCCGGTGTCCGGCCAGTATGCTCTTGTGCTTGATGTGTGCTTTGCTTAGCAGGGATTACCCTGTACCTTCCTGGTCGGTGTTACCCGACCAATCCTTGTGAGACTATTTTACAGTCCCGAGTTCTTGGACTTGCCACGGACCTTCGCCCTTCGCAATGCTGTCGCGGACCATGAATCCGTATGTCTGGACACGGTTGTCCATTGGCTTGCCAAATTCCTTTTCAGCGCCGTTGCACTTATAGCCAGGCAGCCAACCATTGACGCACGTCCCGTGCAGTGTTGCTGTTACCCAATACGCATTCTCGAGGTCAGTCTCGTCCCCGCCCAATGTCGTGCAGCGTGCCTTGTACACGCCGGCTGGTACAAGCACTTCGTAGTACCAAGAGGCAGTCTCGCCTGCCGACTTGTGGTACTTCGTTTCTTCTTTGACAGTGAATGTAAGCACTTGATGTCCTTTCGTTGTTTCGTTCATGCCACCATCTTACTTTCCTGAGTTTAGTCTTGGTACAGACCTTCCGCAAGAAGTTCAGCATGCTCAACGAGCGCTGACCAGAAGTCTTCAACTCCCTCTGGATCCTTGCTGTCCTCAATTGGGATTATGAGCCTTGGCATCTCGGCGAGCCAGACGTGTACTGCCATGTCTATGCGCTCGACGCGGAATGGGGTTCCTGTGATCACTGTTTGTCCTTTCGTGTTGGGTTGATGCTGTTACTTTACATTCCGTAGTTTACGGACATGAACGATTTGCGTCACTTGCGTGCTTGCGTAGTTCAAAGCCGCAGTTGTCGCAGATGTCTGATGGGCCGTACGCGCTCGACGGCAGTCTGTCTCGCAGCCGAGTCCCTGACGCTTTCTTCTTTCCGTACCTGTACGCTAGGTATGTAGTTAGTAGTCCCATGCCATCAGTCTACTTTCCCGAGTCTTCTCGTGGGAAGAGTACTCGGATGATCTCTGCCGAAGGTGCTTCTGGAATCTCGTTGACACTGAGCACGTCAATTGATGTCGGCTCAAGAGTCTGTTGGATGAAAGACCATGCCCGTTCAGCAATTTGGTCCTCCATGCCGCTGTTTTCTTCAGTGACACGGAAGACCATGCGGACTTCGTACTCGGTCATGCATCTACCAAGAAGCGCTTGACGCTTTCTTGGAAGAATGACATGCCACCCGTTTCCAAGTTCTTCACGTAGATCGGATACTTTGATCGGCTCGTTGCGATGCCTGCAAATGCGTAGTCAGTCCCGTTGACCGAGAACTTCTTGCCAAGCAAGCCAGCCGGCAATCCGTATGAACTGTGCAATGTCCTGTATGACTGGGCTTCAATTGTTGACTCGTTGATCCCGTTCTCGCCGATAGTTACCGGAGTTGCGTCAACGGTGAGCGAGTACGAGATGCCGTACTTGGTCCGTGACTTGGCTCGAGCCATGCCGTGCCGCGCAAAGATTGCATCGGCCGCAGCGTAGATCTCTTCGCTGATTGCGAGTGCTGTCTTTTTGTCTACTTCCATGATTGTCCTTTCGTGTTGTGTGAGTACATCTTACATTCCTTAGTTCTCATAGAACACGAAGGCATCCATTGCTTGATTCCATGTCTGGTCAAACTCTTGTTCAGATGATTGCCTAAAGCCGAAGTTGTCATTGTGCTCGGAAGCATGAACCAGGACAGCTGCTCGAGCGAGCGCTGTACCGAGCGAGACATACTTTTCTTCCCAAGCATTGGCAACATAGTCGCCCCAAAGAACTTTGAAGCCATCTGTCTCGAGCAAGATGAAGACCTCTGTATTGTCTCCGCGGCTCTGGAATAGCACCTTGTCTGTTTCTTTGATTAGTAAGCTCATAACTTTCCTTCCGTCGTTGTGGTTGATGTAGTCATTATACATTCCTTAGAAGGACGTCCTACTCGCTGTCAAGCGAGTAAGCGTGGACGTAGCCATGACGCTCGTCATGGAGGGTCTCCATCTTGAAGTCAATCAGGATCCGCAGGAACTGAGCGTACGCATCGCTTGGATTGATGAGTCCTCGGTTGAGTTGATTGGATACTTTGGTAATCGCTTCGTGAGCGTCACCGAGTGAGTTTGGATTGTGCTTGAACATTGCTTGTCCTTTCGTCTTGGGTATGTAGTCATTATACATTCCTGAGAATGCTAGTCCTCAATCTCTGAAGCGTCAAACTCAAAGTCGCTGATCTTGATTGCCCTGTCACGGACGAGTTCAGCTGCTACTTCTTCGGCATTCTCTTTACTCGTGGCGTCAACATCCACGCAAGCGTAGATTGATACTCGGTAGTTGGTTGTCATTGTTTCTCCATCGTTGTTCATGGTGTAATTGTATAGTCCCGAGAATTGGCGCGAGCACAGCAGGGACGAAAGGGGTTATACCTGCTGCGCTCGAGCGCCGGGCTAGACGGTGACCAACCGTCCAGGCTTAGACTCATCAACGGTGGGGGCACCCTTGAGAGTCACGTGAATGTCAAACGGCCAGAATACTCGCCCGTCCTCGAGCAGCACGCTTTGCTTGCCTAAAATGAATCCTGGCGAGCAAGGGCACGTGCAACCTGCGTATTGAGACCACGAGAACTTCTCGAGGCTAACCTGCGGGAGGTAAGACGCAAACAGCGGCTTGATGATCTTCTTCCACTCGGTGTGTGGCCGGCGAGTGCGATTCATCATGTCTTCTGCGATGTTGAATGTCTCGTCTGCCCAGACATACATCCGAGGTGCTACTGAGTAGCCACGCTTGTCGTTGTGGTTGTATCGGCGTTCTTTGATTACTACCTCTGCTCCTGGGAGCAGGAACTTCGCTTGATTGGTCATTGCTTGTCCTTTCGTATTGGTTGGTGAGTCCATTATATATTCCGTAGTTTGTGACTGGCTGTACCGGGGTTCGCTTTCCGGCCAGCCAGCCGCAACTTGGGATGGCTTACTTGGCTTGAAGCACCGTGTATGGTGACTCAACCAATGATGCCATGTACGCCTCGGGGAACGCTGTCTTGAGAAGATCACGATCAATCTTGCTCATGTTGCGATGTGAGACCCGGACACGCTCGACTCCATTGATGAAGCCGATGTTGTTGCCCTTGAGTGCTTCACGGATCGCTGTCTCCGCTGCTTGCTTCTTAGCCTCGAGAGCCTTGATGGCTGCCTTGGCTTCGTTGAACTCAACGATCTTGGCTTCCATTGCTGGATCCAAGTCGGTGATGATCTCGATGATCTCGACTTTAGAAGTCGTGGTCACTGTTGATGTGGTCATTGCTTGTCCTTTCGGTATGGGTTGATGTGATCATTATACTTTCCTTAGAAACGGCCCGGCTACTTTGGCTACAACCGACTTGACACGTGGTCCTCTATGTTGCGCGGTTTTGCCGGACCGCTTCGTGGAATCAGTATACTTTCCTTAGAAAGCTAAAGCTACGTGCTCGACATGAGAGTCGGCTGAATGGTAGACCAGTTTAGAGTCTATGCCTTCGCAGAGCTCATTGAGCTTGTCAATGAAGTCTTCGAGCAGCATGTCAGCTGCATCGCCATCCTCGGCTTCAAATTGGTCAAATGTCAGTACTACTGACGCACAGTATTTGTACATCGTTGTCCTTTCGTGTTTGGTTGTTGGAATCAATATACATTCCTTAGAATACAGTGGCGCTTAGTCGAGCTCAGTCTTATCTATGACTCGAGCGTCAGGCTTGCGCCGCTGTATTCTGAGACCATTATAAGTTCCGGAGAACTTACATACAAGGCATAGCACGCCCTGCGACATAGACATAGATCATCCTCTTTCCGAGAATGTCCTTGCCGTAGATCCTGGCGAGCTTGGTTGCTTCTTTCTTGTCTGTCGCTCTGAAGTAACGGACATCCCAAAGGTCAACGCTCGGGTACGGCGCATCTTCTGGAATGAAGGTTGCTTCAAATAGCTTGGTACCTGGTCGGCCATGCAATGCATGCGAGACTAGGTCAAAGGCAGCGAGCACTTCTTCGTGTGTAGGCTTTGTCGTTGTTGTTGTCATGCTGTTATTCTACATTCCTGAGTTCAGCGAGTCAACTGCCTTGCGAAGTGCAGTGTCAATATGAGCATCGTTGTACTCGTCACGATTACTGAGACGGAATCCAAGATCCCATGCACGATGGTATAAGTCCCAGCGATAGCGCATGTCAAGATCATTTGCGCGCAGCTTGCCTTCGGCATGCAATGTGCGGTAGGTCTCGCGGAGGTCCGCTGTGTCAAATGGCCTAATCGTATTGACTAGGTCCTGGTAGTCTTCCTTGGTTACTTTCATGTGTGTGTGTCCTTTCGTTGCGAGTTACTTTACTGTCCTTAGATTCCAGGAAGTGGATCTTGGTCAGGGTTGACGCTTGGGCCATTGCTCAGCTGCCATGCGATTGACATGCGCTCGCTGTCTGGTGCATTCTCGACAATGTCCCACTCGTCAATAGACCAGTTGGATGTGTCAACGATGACCAGGTCGGCGCTGCCATAGCTGCCATCGGCAGCGAAGTAGTGTGTCAAGTTCATGTGTGTCCTTTCGTTGTTGATATGATTACTTTACATTCCTCAGAATGCTGCCCGTCAATATATACCGGGCCTTGCCATGCCGCTTGCCGCTTACGTGTCAGCTGCCCGTCGTTGCGGACCTGCTCCGTCTATGCGAGCCTGACGTGCCCGTGCTTTGTAGTCTTTAATGTACCTATACAAGTACCGTGCGAGTATGAGCAGCGTGCCGATAGTCTCTCCTTTCGTTGTATGGTGATATCTTACAATCCTTAGTTTGACAGCTCCTTGATCGCCGTCTTGATCTTTGCAATGTCAGAGTTTTTTGACGCCATCACGTTGACCGTGAACTTGCGCACGATGCGCTCTGTGAGCCCAGCCTGCTTGGCAACTTTCTCGATGCCAATCGCAATTACTTTCTCGGCCACTTCTTCCATCGTCATCACGGCGTTATCAATGTTTGGTCTGAATGCCATTGTCTGTCCTTTCGGTAGGTTGTGTGTCTAACTATACATTCCTGAGAATGTGCCAGACCAGGGAGGCGGAAAGGACAAGTAACACACGCTCCCTGGCCGGACGACTTAGCCGACGCTCGTTAGAGCTCGAGCGGCCGCTGCACCTATCTCGGTGGCAACCGCTGTCGGCTGACTTGTGTTTGGTAGGAGCACTGCGCTCGTACCATTGGTAATGCTTCGTGCGTGAAGCCCGTTGTCAATTGACAGCCATAGCACGCCGACACCTGACTTACAACATTCGCTGACCCATCGCTTCGCAGCTTGAGACTCAGGTCCTGTGTAACAGCCATCGCTAACAACAACGAGAAGACGAGCGCCTGCTCCGTTGAGCAAGTTGAGTCCGCCGTTGAGTGCTTTGAATGCGCTGTCAAACTTTTCGGTGCCATCGGGCGCCGTGTAGATGTTGACTTCGCTCAGGTGCTGACCGGGCTTCAGTGTTGGGAACACTGCTTCACCGTAGTACACCATCGCTGCACGCCCTTGCACTCTGCGCACTGCTTCGCTCATGACCCACGCTGTCACTGCCATCGGCTCCATCGCCTCTGACATTGAACCGCTGATATCCACCATCACGCCGATGGTGAGTGTCGGGTCATCAACGTGCTTGCGCACTGTGCGCCTCCACGGCTCTGCTTGTGCCATCACGCCCTTAGCTTTGAGCGCCGCACCTTGCACCATCGCACGAGTGCGAAGTCTGCCGGGAGGAAGTATTGAATGGATCTCAACTTCGTCCCTGTCTCGGTACTTAGCCTTGTCAAGCATCTGCGCAACCTTCACAGCAGCTGCTCGCTCTTCGCCACTTGGTGGACGTGTCGTTTGCAGTGTGCTGCGTGTGCGAGTCTCTGGCATTGGGCCAGTGCCCTTGCCGAAGCAATCGTCCGCAAGCTTTTCGTGCTCTTGTTGTTCCTTCGCTTTTGACTGACGAGCCTTGGCTTCTTCCTTCCACTCCTCTGTCGTCTGCTGATCAACGAGCTGCTCGTAAGAACCAAGCTCAGCAATCTCAACAGCTTCACCAAGCGCATCGAGCAGGTCAGCAAGTTCGCCGGCGGACATTCCACCTGACTGACTGCCGCCTTCATCTTCTTCCTCTTCGCCTGTGACTTCGTTGAGCAGTGCAACCCACTTGCGAGCGAGCTCGTAAAGTTCGGTAGCATCAATGTGCTTGTCGTGATTCTGTGCTTCAAGCCAGATGTCACGAAGCTTGCCAAGAGTGTCTTCGCCAAGTTGAGCAATGACGCTTAGCTTGATGCCTTCAATGTCTGCTTCTTCAACTGAGCCAGCGTCAACTCGAGCGAGCGTCAGCGCAGCGAGTGCTGCTGCTGCACGTTGGCTGTTCTCTGGTAGTGGCTCGTCCTCAAGATCAGCGAGAACAATTTGGAGCACGCATGCACGGAGGAACCCTGCATTTTCTGGATAGATCTGAAGTCCCTGTGACTCGATGCGTCCTTCCTCAAGAAGCACGAGTGCTTTGAACTCTGCTGGAGTCAGCGTGCGCTGTGCTGCTTCAATGTCCCACAATGAGTAGCGAGCATGAAGCGCTTCGTGAAAGATGGCGCCAGTTGCCTTCGGCCATTCAAACTGCTGCGAGCGCTGACGGAGGTCGCCGATATCGGAAGGATTGACGCCCTTGCCGAAAGCAACATCCACATTGACTTCAACCTCGGCTGTCGCCGGCGTGAAGCATGCTGGTGCGATACCGCCGGCACCTGGGCCGACATATCCAACCAAGTCACCTCGGCCTGCCCAGATGTTAGCCAACTGGCCAACCTGCGAGCCAACCATCAACCACTTAGGGTCAGTGGCCTCGGCGCGTGTCTTGCGCCTGTAATCAATATGTCCCATGTTCTTGTCCTTTGTTTGTCCTTTTGCGTAGGTTCATAATACATTCCTTAGAATCCAGGAGGGGCTGGCCCACCTACTAGGCCAGCCTCCCCGGAACCAACCAAGACCTAGATCTTGGCTGGTCGGCATTCCTCGCCGAAGACCCTGGTAAAGACATCGGCGACAACCGGCCTGTCAATCTCGGGTGCGGCTGCGAGCAAGTTCGCAATTGCAAACTTCGTGCCGAAAGCTACGGCGAGATCACGGAAGGCTAAGAGCTCACGCATCTGCGGGGCCCACGATACTTCCGATGATTGCTGCTTCTTGTCTAGGTTCTGTGCTGCTGTCACGATTGGCGTTGGTGCGCCAAGCTTACGAGCAAGACCCCAGTCAGTAGTCATCTCTGCCTGCACTGTAAAGCGTGACAGCAACGCTTCCGAAAGTCGCACGCCTGGCGCATTCGGGTTGGTTGCTGCAATCACGAAGAAGCCAGGCTTAGCTTTGACAGTGCCTCGCTCGGGATTCGCTGTGACAGTGTACTCTTTACGGCCATCCATAAGACCATAGATGATGCTGAGCACCTTCGGGTCAATGAGGCCGACTTCGTCAATAAGAAGTGTGCCGCCTGCTTCAGCTGCTTTGAGCAGCGGGCCATCTTCCCAGAGGAAGCCGCCGCTTGGCGTTTGCACGTATCCGCCGACCAAGTCAGAGACTTCAGTGTCGCCAGAGCCGAGGACAGTCTGAAGACCGCCGGGCTCGCTGCAGAATGCAGCTTCAACGAGAGCAGTCTTGCCGCAACCTGGTGCGCCATAAAGCAGAATGTAACTGCTCATGTCACGGGCCTTGCGGAGGACCATCACGTCATCGTGTTCGCCCCACTTGCGAGTGTAGTAGTCCTCGCCATTAGGGCGTGGGAACTTGTCTGTCGCAACGAGTGCATCTGCTGTAGTCATGGTAGGCTTCTTCTTTGGAGCTGCTGCGCCGCGTGCTGTCGCACGGCCGGCCTGGGTTGTCATCTTATCCAGCACGGAGGCTGCCTCAGTATTGATTGGCTGAACAGCTACGCTGGTAAGCACTGACGATAGCCCAGAGTGTAGGCCATCGTAGATGGTATTCATTGTCATTTGGTGTCCTTTGTTTGTAGGTGTGAGTTTACTTTACATTCCTGAGAATTAGACAGCTGGAATGCGCTTGTCAATGAACTCGGCTGGGAAGCCAAGAAACTTGCGAGCTTTCCAAATGCGGCCAAGAGTCTTGTAAGGAGTCTTGCCAGTGCGCACGCACTCGAGATCCTCTGCTGTAACTTCAACAACCACTGGCTCCTTGAAAAGCTTCCAGTTGTTTGTGGCTAGCTGTGTGAACAGCGGGTCAGCGAATGATAGCAAGGTTGTTCCTATGCTTGCGGCAGCTGGATTGCTAACAGCGCCAGAAGTTACAGGTGCTAGCTTGGCAGTTGTTGTCGTGCCAGCGATAAGACGCCAGGTCTTTCGTGGTGCGTGCTCTGAGATGCGACGGCGATACATTGACAGCGGCACGATGGTGTGCGATGCTGCCATGCCTTCTGGCATGAACAAGACCTGCGTGGTCATGTTGTCCTTGCGGAACTCTAGGTAGACGGCCTTGCCGACCGTAGGTAACTGTGTTGTCATTTGGTGTCCTTTGTTTGTAGGTGTGGTATCAATATACATTCCTTAGAAACTTGGCGGGTCCAGCCGGCGGGGGCGTAGTCGCACAAGCCGCCGGCTGGTCCCAAGCTTGTCTGCACTAGACGTGAACTAGCGCAAGGAAGTCCTGGAATGACATCTCTGGTGGGAGAGCCATTGTTCGGATTGTCGTTGAGTCTTCTGCATTCACAACCACGACTACTTGGTCGTCCCAGATTACTACTGGCACGTCGTTGTAGTCAGGCTTGCTGAAAGAATTCTCGCCGGCGCTAATGCCGAACCCAGTTTCTTCTGTCCAGTAGTTCCCAATGATTTGTGAGATGGCAATGCGTGTTGCGTAGTCTGGATCGTTCCAGCGTGGCTGTGATGCAACGAGTGCTCGCTGCAAGTCACGATACCTGTCTGAACCGCCCCAGTGCGAGTACAAGAACACAGGGACTGATTCCCTGTTGGCCTTGAACCCGATTACTGCTCTGTCGCCCATGTCGTTATGTCCTTTCGGTAGGTTGTTTACTTGATGGTGTTATCTTACATTCCTTAGATTTGAACCAGCCTCATTGCTTCTTCACGTGCGTCTTGCTGAAGCTCGTGAGCTTTCTCGTAACAGTCTGTGTCATCGCTGTCAAAGTCAATCTCATCGTAGCCTTCAATGTCAGATATATCACCGCCGGCTTCAGCTGCAACCTCGCCATTGAAAAAGCTCGTTGCGCCGTAGAAGCCCATGCCCTCTTCAGAGAAGCTAAGAACAAAGGTCAGCTCTGGGAATATTGCTGAGATGCGTCGGAACGCTTCTTCAGGTGGACCCCACGGAGACTGGAATGTGTATGACACTGTGGTGCCATCGTTGTAGATGTCGCCACCGTCGGTATCGCTGTCTGACCACTTGGTTCCCCAGTTGGCAATGTTCCAGTCGTACCAGTCCTTGTGACCATACTTGTCAATGTTTGACTGCTGCTTCGCAGCAAGCTCCAAAGCTTCTGGTGAGTTCTTGTCTGTGAAACCGCCAGCCATTGTCACTGTCAAATCCTCTGGAGTTGGCAGGTAGCTTTCAATGAGCAGCAGGTCTTGTGAGTCGTCTTTCTTGACGCCGGCGACAAAGCGGCTAATCGCTTCTTTGTCACCAGTGATTGTGAGTTCGTTTGAGCACCAATTAGGCATTGCTCTCCGCCTTTACTACTGGGCTCAAGCCACGGACGATCCTGCCAAGCAGAGCGTCAGGTGTCTCGCCTTCGCTTGCGTAGACGAAGATGTGCTGGTTGTGTCCCAAGCACTCAATGTCAACAACTGCGTACAAGTTGCCGCCTTTGACATTGTTCAGTTGAACTGAGACCTTAGGCGAGTCGCCTTCGGCCAGGTGGATGTTTGTTCGTGATGATGCGTATTCACGCATGTCGTATGTCCTTTCGGGTAGGTGTTGTTGAGCCTATATTACATTCCGTAGATTTCTACAGATCCACGCTCCACTCTTGTGGGTACAGGAGTGGTGCGGCGCAATCTAGACAGATTGTCCACGGGTCCAGCGCCGATATCTCAACGGATACGACGATGCACGGAATGATTGTATCTTCCGCAGAAATGATCCCGAGGATCATTCCACAGTTAGCGCACTCATCGGCATCAATTACAAAGTCGTAGATTTCTTCTTCGGCGAGCTCGAGCATGTCTTCGACTGATTCAATGACGAACACGGAGATGTCGTGGTTCATATGAACACGCTATCATCTCGCGTGCCCGTCATCGGAATCCGACGCTTAGCTAACCGCCCTACTTAGCGATTGCTCTGATGCGTGAAAGCTTTGTCTCAAGACGTGCAATGCGATCCTCGAGATGCTTCGTGCGATCAGCGATAAGAATGTTGATCAAGTCATTTGCACTTGGCGCTGATTTCTTCTTGGCTTGAGCTTTCTTTTTTGACTTGTTGCGTGCGCCACTTGACGAGTTCGCAACTGTAATCTTGAAAGGAACCTTTGGAAGCGACGTGCGAGTTGCACGTGTACCTGCTGTGTAGAACAGCAGTGCGTCTGCGCCACGGCTTCTGCCACGAAGTTCACGCTCTGCTTTTGTCTCAGTTCGTGAGAGCAGCTGCTTTGATTCAACAAAGGCATCGAGAACCATTCGGAGGTACTCACGTGAAAGTGTCTTGCCACGAAGGCCCTTGTATAAGGAGTTGATCTCGTTGATCGTCAGTGGCATCGATGCATCTGCAATGATCCCATAAACGACATCACGAGTCATTTGACCCTTTTTGAGGGCGCCTTCTCTGGCACGTTTTGATATGGATAGGTTGACCATGTAATTTGTCCTTACTGTCGTTGGTACTACCAATATATCACGGGAGTGTGACATATTCGTGATTGATTGTAACTTCCTTAGATTTTGAACATCTGAGTTTCAAGCGCGAGGCGCGTCAGTGTTGACTGCGTCGGAACACCATTCGCGTCGGACCCAACAACTCCGATCAGTCTTTGGAACCGCGCGTAAGCGCGCTGCGTTTTTACGTCAAACTTTCCGCGCTCGTAGTCTCTTAAGCCAACCGCGACGACCAGTGCCCGTTGCAATATTTCCACGCTGGCATGCCGCTTGCCGGGTAACAGCTGAGATGTCAACAGCTCAGGCTTGCCCGTCAATATATTTGAGTCCTTGGCAGGCCGCTGTTTGAAATCAGGACGACAAAATCCAAGAACTTCATATTTCCAGCGCGTGCGTTCAAAGATCCCGTCATTAACATCCGGCGCCTTAGGCAGGCCTGAAGAAATGTTTGCTTCGATTGCGGTGAACGTCTCGCTGATCTTCCATCCGTCAATGTTCGTGACGATGCCAACGTGCGGCATGCCGAACGCGCCGTCAAGAGAAAACGAGTAAAAGACAATGTCACCGGGTTGCGGACGTTCGCGCCATCTTCTTTGATAAATGAATTCGGCAAGCCCGTTCGGACTGTACACGCAGGCAGGTATTTTTACGCCGGCGTCATAAGCGACGCAGTCTATAAATGAACCAGACCATGGCGCGCCCGTTGACGTATATCCCGTCCTCGCCGCAAAGTCATTTCTACCGCCAGGGGATGCGCGGTAGCCAAGATAACTTTTTGCGAGCTCAAGAAATCTGTCAGCGGTCATTCGATGATTGTACCATCAGGCGCGACAACTTCGGTCCATCCGCCGTGCCCGTCTCCATAAACGAGACAGCCGTGCCCGTCACTATCCCAGGAGAATTCGCAGCATGACTTGCCACCCGTCGCTTCTTTCTCGTCAATTGACATCGAGTGCATGCCACCCGTCTTGCCAAAGATTCCAGGAAGAATGCGAGCGATCTTCAAGCAACATTCATGGCAGAGCGCGACGTTATGCAAAAGTGACCCGTCATCGAGCGCCAGGTCCGTAAACATGCCGTACCCACCTGAAAAATCGAGGCACCAGCCGTTTTCTACCTGAAGCCAGCCCGTCTGGGTCTGGTCTTCGCCAGGCGTGCCCGTCCCAATTACCTGGACGTCCGCGCCGCAATTGTCGCAGTCGGCCGTCACTAAATTCATAATTTCAGTATACTTTCCCTAGTTTTGGGGCTATTGACTGATATATGAGGCCGAAAGCCCTTGAAATAAGGCTCTCGCGGCATTTGCCCGTGCGGTGACCCGAATATGCTCTTCTCGAGTCTTTGCCTTCTCGATGTCGTCAACGAGGTCCAAATACAGTTTTTCCGCTAGATCTAGGGTTTCTTGTGACATTTTAGGTTTCCTCGACGATTTCTGCGTCTTCAATGTCACTCTCGGCGTCTTTTGGTATTTCCAGACCAGCTTCGGCCATTTTCGCCGCAACTTGAATTGCGCCGGCCGCTAGACGTTGTAGACGTTCAGCAACTACCTGAGCTGGTTGACGCCCGTCAGTAACTTCAAGGCGCGCATCGAACTCTATACCACCACGAACTCCCGCGCGGTCCAGGATTTCAGTCGAAGCTTTAAGCTTCACTGGTTCAGATTGCGCGTTCTGCATAAGATCTTCTAAGACGTCCACCGCGTAAGGCGCAGCCTGCGTCAGCTTTGCCCGGGCGCGCTCGACATCTTCTCCAGGACGACGCTGAACAGACCCAAGGTGGATGCGACAGTACCCGTCATCTGCCGGGCGTCCTGAAGACCAAAGCATGCAGCGGATCCCGTCATCCTTGACGTGCTTGCATCGAGTTGGGAGGGCAGCTGGTTTACGTCGAGGTGAGCTCGGTCCACCTGCCTCTTGCTCTTTTATCCAGGCGCGTGTCGCGCCAACTACCCAAGGAGGCACAAGGTAGTCGGACGCGCTCTCCGCGAGTAGATCTAGACCCGTTATATAATCAGAGTTGATACGGTCTGGATCTACAAGAATTGGTTTCTTTTCTGTGAGGGACATGACCCGGCGCGCTTTTGCCATCTCGGCAGAACGCGCCTGGATCAATCCCGTTGGAACTCCATTCGAGGCGTACACAGGATCCCATCCCATCTTGTGTGCCCGAAGGAGTCCTCGGTTTTCAAAGGTATCTTGGCAGACCCCGCGCTCGACTTCTTCAATGCCGATGTCGCCTAGCTTGGGGCGTATGTTGATTGGAGAGTCTACTTCAAACTCGGCTCTCTCCGGACCGGGTTCATCTCCAAATACAAGTTCTTCTGACATGTTTTCCTTTAATAGTGTTGGACCCCGCCTGTGGGGAGAGGGCGAACCAGGCGAGGCCCAACTCGTTGTAGCCTACTTACCGCCGAAGATCCTCTTCAATAGAGACTTCTTCTTGGCAGGTGCGGACGTCTTCGGTGCCGGTGCTGGATCTGCAAAGGTTCCCTTTGCGATCTCTTCTGGGCGGACGTTTGCTGGAGCTACTTTCTTCGGTGCTGCAGCCTTCTTGGCTGGCGCGGCTTTCTTTTTGGCCGGCGCTGCCTTCTTGGCTGCTGCTTTCTTTGCTACTGGTTTGTTCATTGTTCTGTTCTCTCCCTGTTTGGATTGGTTACTTGGAAGTTCCGCGACCAAAGGCTGAATCATTCTTGTTGACCCAACGCAGGAGGACTGGAACTACCGCTGCTACTCCGGCCGACAGGATTGCCTGTGGGTCGGTATTGCCGCTCAGGTAGACGGCCAGGCAGGCGCCGATAAAGGAGCGAGCGTAGGACGAGGCCATTGCGGTCATTTGTGGTGTTAGTTTCATGGATTTCTCCGTTTCTGGAGCCCGGTTGGGTCCAGTGAAGATCATAGATCATAGCGGGACAAGTGATTTCCCGTGAGTTTTTCATAAGAGTAGGGACTGATGGCAGGACTCTTTTAGAAACAACGGTTCTCGGGCACAAAACGGCCCGTCAAAAAATGCTTCGAGAAACTGTCTTTTTTGCCCAAAAGTAGTGCAAAATGGAAATTTGGTATTCCGCTTTCAAAAAAGTCAAAAACTTGAAGGTTCCAGCCCAGCCACCTACTACAACAAGGAAGCCGAGAGAAAGGGATAAGCTCGGCCTACCAAAACTGGGCTGGAACCCAGAGCCTAGAGTCAGGATTGAACTGACGACCTACCGCTTACAAGGCGGTTGCTCTACCACTGAGCTATCCAGGCGTGTACGCTTATTTTACCTCAAAGATTGTTTCTTTATGAT